TTATAATCCTAATATTTCTTTTTTCTTTATATCAAACTCTTCTTCTGTTAATGCACCCATATCTAGTAGTTGTTTGTATTTAATTAGTTCATCTGCTGGAGATACATCATTTACAACTTGAGTTGTAAATGTATTCTTACTTCTTGTATATACTTCTACTTCGTTATTTACAGTATCAGCAAAAAAACTTATTGTTTTATTAGGTATATTTTCTATAGCTCTTGTAGTAGCTCCATCTGTAATTAAAATTTTACCAAATAATAATCCCTTTGTATGAGTTATTGTATTAATTTTATCTAAAGGAGTATCTATTAATGTCAATCCGATCATTCCTCTATCTAACATTAATACACGTTTAGTTGTACATACTATAAGCCAAGTTTTCCCATCAGTAAGACCGCTTGTAATAGCTTTAATGTGTTCATCTTCACCAAGAATCGTAGGTAACTCAGATACTTCTTTTCTAGTACCCCATACACTTTTATATGGTAAAGTATTTATTTCATCTTTTACATCTTGAGTACTTCTTTTATATTCTAATTTCTTTTTATATTTTAATTTTTCTTCTTCAGTTCCGCAATTATCTAGTAAGTATACCAAAGCTTTTTCTGCATTTTCTTTAGATTTATCAGGATATATTAGTCTTACTTTTTTTCCATTTGCTACAATATTTATTAGGCCATTTGAACCAACTGATGACTTAAACATTAAATCCACTGATTCTATATCAGTAAGTAATATCTCTCTACCTCCATAAATTATCTTATCATCTAATAAAATCCATTCTTTTTGTAAAGTAGCTTTAAACTTTAAATTCATTTTTTATTCTCCTTATAACTTAGTTGATAACTATATAATAACATAACATTTGGAAAAAATTGTAAATAAATTCAAGGTATATAAGTAAAGATACATATTATAGATAAAAGATTTGCAATTTTAATGGATTTGAATTTAATTATAAATTCTATAAATATAAAAAAGAAAACTAAATAAATCAAATCTAGATTTTGAAATGGCAATAATTAAGTGAGAGTGTTAATTCAGATGACGCTCAAACTTTTACATAGAGTATTTTTATCTCCTTAGGGAGCTCTGTTTTAATCTTAAATTTGATTTGTTTAGTTTTCTATAATATATTTATACCTTATTTTATCGATTGTAAACATTTTCTTTTAAATTTTTAAATAGAAATAGTGTCCGTTTAAAAATATTCATTATATACATCAACTTCTAATATAATTATAGTAAATTCAATATTTATTATAAATAAAGAACTAGTTATCTTTTAGATTTAAATATATCTATTTCTAATAATTAATACTACTATTTATTATAAATAAAGAACTAGTTATCTTTTAGATTTAAATATATCTATTTCTAATAATTAATACTACTATTTATGAAAAAATGCCTTGATATATAATTTACCCACAAATTTTTAAAATTTATTAATGAATCAAGGATTTTTAAAAATACTCCTAAGAAATATATTTTGATAGTAAAAAAGACTAATTGAAATACTTTATAGGCGGATTCCAATTAGTCTTTTTTGTTAGTTTTAGGTTAAAAAAATTTGTTATCAATATAATAGTAGGATCAATTTAATTATATCAAAATTTAAAATTTTTAATTATTTTAATTTTAAATAGATACGATTACATATTTCTATGTAATTCAAATTGTATATTCATATTATTTTTTTATAACTTGTACTTGTATCCCTTCTATAGGTTTACCATATATACCAGCGTAATCAGTTAAATCAGTAACCCAAGGTAGCCATCTACCCCCTACATATGCTCTATATTGAACACTATAGTTGTCTAATCCTACTAATTGCATTTCTAAAGCATCTATATTTTTACTTAATATACCAGCATAATCTTGTCTATCAGTAACCCAAGGTAGCCATTTACCATCTACTGTATGAACTCTATATCTTATAGAACCACTACTTAAATTAGCGTATACTCCTTGTATTGGTTTGCCATAAATACCTGCATAATCAGTTATATTAGTTACATTAGGTAACCATCTTCCTTTTGCATGGACTTGATAAGTTACATCAATATTTTTATTTATAGAGACACTTTCAGAACATCCAACTAATCTATTTTTAAAATTCCACCATCTAGCCCAATTATTATCATGAAAAGCAGATGGACAATCTTTTCTAGATGCATCATAGTGTCTTACAACGTGATCTTCATCTATTCCATATTTTTTCATAAGGCATTTTGTTAATTCTAAAGTATTTTCTACTGTTTTTTCTGAGATTCTTCCGTTATCAGTACCACACATTTCTATAGCTATAGAATTTCTATTATTTATACCATATTTATTATTACCATCTCCACAATGCCAAGCACCGTTATAATCTTCTACTACTTGATATATTTCATTATCATCTACAAAGTAATGTGCTGATGCATTTCTATTTCCTCCAAAGAAATAGTCGGCATTATTCTTTGCAGTATCGTTTATATTACCAGTATAGTGAATTACAATATATTTTATGTTGTTTCCTTCATAGTGGTTATATGGACTTATTTTTCTTTTTATATTTAACATTTTAATACCTCCAAAATTTATATTTTTATATTTAAAAAGGCAATAAAAAAAGACTTCAAAGAGTCTAATTTACTGCATTTTATTTAACTTAATTTAAAATTAATTTTAATTTATATATAATTTTTATAAACATTATTTTTAAATTTAATATAAATTATTTATTATCTTTTAAACCTTTTGTAGATGGATCTACAACTACACCTATAATTGCTGCTGCTACAGCTACAACTGCAACTGGATTAGCTAATATATCTAATAAAGCACTACCTAAAAGATTCCAACTAGTTAAAGTTTTAAAATCTACTCCAGCGGCACTAAATATTACTCCGCCTAATCCTAGCCAAAAGTATGGGTTTTTTACTCTATTTTTTATATAAAACATCTCCTTTTTTTCCTATTGTATCTATTCTGTGATGTGCTGATTTTGTGCTTTCTTCAACTTTTATAAGTCTTTCTACAACATTACTTATTTTTGTATCTTGAGCTTTTATATCAAGTCTTATATCATCAACTCCTTTACTTATGTAATCTAACTTTGTAGCAACTACTGTTTTTTGAGATGCATCATCTTCTATATCATGAGCAGTCTTTTTTTGATAACTCATATAGCCTACAATTGCACCTACAATTGTACATATAACTGTAACCTCTATATTCATAGAACCTCCTTGTTTGTATATTAAAGAAGGACCTACAGTTGTAGATCCTTCTTATATTTATTAGTACTTAAGAAAAGTTACTAATTCGCCTTCGATTTTTATTTTCCCTGCTTCTTCTAGCTTTTGTAGATGAAAATCTAAAGATATATCTTTATCCAAACTATGTAACATTGATAGTGTTATTTGTTTATGTTTTGCTACAAGTTCAAGAGTCTCAGTACTTATAGGATGTATATCAGATTTAGGAGCTTCCCACAACATATTTTTCACCTTCTTTCAAAATTTTCATATTTTTACCTATTTAAATTTTACATTTATAAAGAAATTTATCACCTCATCTATTAATATATGGTTACGTATAAATTAATTGCACTTTATGTAAAAATTATTTATTTTTTTTACTTTATATCTTCTATTAAATCTCCTCTGCCTTCTGATATTAAAATTTTATCTATTTCATCTTTGTACTTCATCCATTTTGGAACTATTAATTTATATTCTAATCCATCTCCACCATTTGCTTTTTCTATAATTCTATTTGCTATATATAAAGCCATTTAACTCACTCCCATCAATAGATTATCAAGTGCATTTTTAGTCATATCTAGTTCTTTAATTAAATTTTCTTTTTCTTGTTTTATCTGCTCGTTTTCATTTTCTAGTTTTTTACTTTTTGCATATACTGACTTAAATCCCTCATTCATATCCACTATAACTTCATTATTTAATTCATCATACTTAGAAAAGTCTTCTTGTAATAACATTGTTTCTATACTTGCAGTATCAGCTCCTACTGATATTCCTGGCGATGTAGCCATTAAAGAATATCCCATTTGGCAGCCCTCAAGTCTAGCATTTACTATATTAAATCCATTAAAATCCCAATGTAGTCCATTCATCATAATATTAGCTCCATTACTAGCTTGGCAAAATGCTTGATGTCCATTAGTAAAGTAAAATGCATTAGTATATAACTTAGGATTCATAAGTTCATTACCATCAAAACTTACTGGCACATTAAATTTCAATCTATGCCCATCTGCATATATAAGTTGATGTCCATCTGAGTGAAGTCTCCACCCAAACCCAAACCAGTCCTTGATATAACCAACCTGTGCATCATACAACGAGTTTCCTCTTAAATTCACATCACCCGTTAATAATGCTAATCCTAACTTAATTTGGAAATTATCAAAGTCTATATCTAGATAATGTGTAGGCTTAGGTGATCTGTTTGTAAATATATCATCCCAATTAGCATCCCTACCTATTAGAAAGTGATTACAATACTTAGATAAAATAAATCCTGCTCCGTTAATATTATAATTAGGTGCTATAATTGAACCTAATGTACCTAAAAATTGATTTGTACCACTATTAAAAGTACATAATTGGCCACCATATAATGACATATCTCTATATCCATTAGTAGCTGTAAAATCCATTGAACGAGGGTTTATATTAATACGATTGTTTATACCATTAAATCCAATCATTACGTCACTTGAATTTTGTTGAATTATTGATTTAACCCCATTTACATCAACTTTACTAGTTATTTGATGTGATAGTTGTTCTATCTGAGACTGTGCTGCATATCTACTATCAGCTTCATTTTTATTATAGAAGGTTGACCCTACAGTAGCTATTATAGCTTTAGACGTTACCTTTACCTCAGCTTCATGTACTCTAGCCTCAAGTATACCTATTTTATCATCTATATCTTCTGGAGCAGGTGACCAATCTGTTGCTTTATCTCCTTTTTCTATCTTCCAATTCTTAATATAATAAATACCTATAACTGAACCAAATCCTAAGTGAATATTTACTTCATGTTCAGATTTCCAAGTTCCTGTATAGTAAACTGTACTATACTCTGGACTTAGATTTCCTTTCATAGGATAATAACCCATACCAGTTTTAATATAAATTTTTGGTATTGAGGTAGAATTAGGAGATTTCATAGTAAAGGAAATTGTAAATGTATCTCCTTCTTTTAACTTATCATTTATGCCTTCTTCACTGGAATACCAGCTTGTAAACCAGTTATTATTGTTAGGCGAAGAAATTATCTTTAAAGCCCCATCTGACTCTATACTAGTTACTATACCTTGTGCTGGACTACCCGCTAATAATTTATTAGATTGAAGTGCTAAGTTTCTACCTTGAATATTATCAAGCTTAGTTTCTGTTGAGGATACCCTAGCTGTTATACCTTCTAAATTTCTTACTATTTCATTAACTCTAGCTGTAAAACCTGTTATCTCACCTGTATGTTGATTTAAAGTAGTTGTATGTTCTCCTAAAATACTGTGCATGCTATTTACAGTCTGAGCAGTTCTATTATAATCATCTTTTAATAGTATTATTTGTCCATCTTTTACTATCTGAGTATTATTAATAGCAGTATTAATTTGTCCTTGCATAACCCTTATAGTTGTACTATTACTTTCAGTTATAGTTTTATTTTCATCTGTTTGTGTTTTTAACTGATTAAAAGCAACATCTAAAGTGTGATTCTGATTATTTAATTTAATTTTTGTTGCCTTTAATGTATGTGTATTTGTATCTCTATTAAATCCTTCTGAGAAACTAGAATAATCTATTTGCTTTTCTCCTACTGAATTACTAGCAATCATGTTAGATTTTATCAAATCGTCAGCTATAGCTTTTTCTTTTACTCCAGTATGATCTATTAATGTAGTAGTTCCATCTTCACCACGAATGATAAAGTTAAAATCTCCTTTAGCATCTTTTCCCATCTGGATACGAACTTTATTATTCTTATCTTTAAACTGTTGAGTAGCTCCTACAATTTCAATTCCGCCATCATCAGATTTAATTTTAAATTTATTAGTAGATATATCTCCAGCATTAATTTTAGAAACATCTAAATCAGAAATCATTGCATTTTTAATAAATCCATTTTCAATAGTTAATTTATCTGATGTAATTCCTCCAGCTTGAATATTTTCTGATGATAAATTCCCATTAACAAGTGTGTCTATTCTTCCTACATTAGCTTCTAATACATTTATAAGTGCATTTATTGCATGTAGGTCTGTTATTGTAGCACTTGTAGCTACTAAATTATTTATTTGTGCTGTGTGAGTTACTGTTAGTTTATCGATTGTAGCAACATTAGCTGCAAGGTTTCCTATTTGAGCATTTACTGCAGCTAACTGTCCAGATATAGTAACATTATGAGCTTCTAAATTAACTATTTGAGCATTTATAGCTTTAATATTTGTAGCTGAAACTACTTCTTGATGAAAATCTTTTATTTGTTTAGTTTCTATACCATCTATAGTGGAACCTTTTACAGTTCCATTATCAGTAGTTATATTTTCTACTGTATCAGCTGCTTCTTGAAATTGAGTTTGGATATCCTCAAAGCATAAGGTAGTGTTAGCTAGTTCTACACTATCTTTTTCATGTTCATCTGGAAATTCTATTGTTTTAACTATTCTTTGTTTATCTTTAAACCTATCTTCTTTAGATATAAGAGTTATAGTATCTCCTAACTTATAATCTAAAATATTTTTATATTTTTTATTAAGTTTTGCTAGATTAAAAACTGCAGCAGAATAAGATCTAAAGGGTTTTGATATTTCATTTAACTTAGCTATAGCATCTTCTTTAAGATTTTCCTTAATTGTATATCTATCATCTACCCAATATGCAGTTTTAACTTTATTAGAATACTGGTAGTTTTCTACATATTCTTTTTTATCATTTATATCAGTAATCTTTAAATCATCTTTTCCAACAGGTATTAATCTTGTAAAATACTCATATGAATTCCCTTGAATACCTAATGATTTTAAATTTAAAGAATCTATAAAATAAACTCCTTTATCTTCTCCTAAATGTTCAAATACATCTATTGTTTTAGTTAAAGTATTAAAAACCATATCACATCTATATATTTTTTTAATTTCTTTTATTATTTCCAAACTGGAGCAGTTAGCCATTCTAACAGTTCTTTTTTTCTTTAAATCACAATTACCTACAATCCAACCAGTACCAGCTAGAGCAAGAGCTAAAGCTTTATCAATTGGTTGTTCCTTACTTTCAAACTTAAAAAATGGCTTACCTTCTATATCTTCTAAATTTAAAATACATTTAAACTCAGTATATTCATCTTGAACAGTTCTTTCTTTAATGACATACTCATTTTCTTTAGTAGTTATATAACACTCTTCAACTATATCCTTGTAATAAGGGGCTTTTTTAGGATAAGAAAAGCAGAGTGTTTTTTCTCCACTCTGCAACTCACTTTCTATATATAAATCTTTATAACCAACTAAACCAGCTATTTTTTTCTTATTTCTAGTACGTAAATGAATCAAAAGAGGCTTTCCTCCTTTCTTATAAATTTAACTAATTAATTATTCTTCATCTATCATATAGTCTATAACCATTAATTCGGCTGGAGACATATCACAATTGCTATTATAATAATCATTTATATTAAATTTATGGATGTCTATATCAACTTCTATATCTAAAAGTGCATTTGCTTCTTCATTACATATATTTATAAATTCTGGCTTAATATCATATGTATTATTTTCATTTAATTTTAATTTTCCATCTTTATCCTTAACACAATATTTTTCTATTATTTTTTGTCTTTCAGAGTTATATATTTGTAATTCACTTTCAATCTTCTTTATATTCTTAGCTAGTGCATAAGACATTTTACAAGGTAAACCTTGTTTAAAAGCTATATTGCTTAATTGTTGAGATTCAGTTACTAACCTTCTTAATGATATCTTCATAATACTTAACTCCCTTTTAAAAATATATTTATTATTTATTTGCTAGTTTATCTTGTTCAGCATATACTAGATCTTCAAAGTCCCTCATATCTTTTCTTATAGCTTCTTTATTTTTACTATATAGGTCTTGATTTTGTACTGATTTATTTATATTCTCTTGTGTAGTTCCATCTGTACTTAAACTAGCACTCATATATACAACTACTTGTCCATCTATTGATGATGTTCCAGATATATTTATTGTTTTATTTGTATTTAACATTTATATCATCCTTTCTATATAAATCTTGGATTATATTTAATTTTTATATTGCAAGTGTTCTTACTTAATGTAATTAAATTACTTCCTGGAACTAAAAAAGGAAACTCCCACATATCAGTATCATCAAATTTATTAATACCTCCTTGTGTAACAGTTCCCTCAATTCCATCTATAACTATAGTTTTATTCCCTTTTAAATTCTTTATAACAAGAGTATCTTCACTTAATCCTGTTATTCTTAAATCAATCATATCTATAGTAGGAGTTATTTCTAAAATTACAGATACTTTTGTATTACCTTCTCCATATATAGTTGCACTTGTAACTCCACTTGCAATAGTTTCTACTACTTCATTTTCTACGTTATAACCTATTAAACTTAATTGTAATCTTCCTCTTATTTGTCTTAAACTGGCTTGATCTGAATTTCCACTTAAAATACACTTAAACCTTAAGTTTCTATCTTTAAAGTAAACTTCAAATGGTTTTACCATATTACTTAATAAATCACTTTTATCTAAATAATATCTCTTTTTAGTTAAAGAGTTTACTAAAAGAGTAACTGTAATTAAGTTTAAAGATACTTTTGATTCAAAGAAAAGAGGTAATAATGTATTTTTACCTTCAAAGTCTTTTAAATTATTAATGCTAGAGTTTTGAATATCAACATCTAAAACTCTAGCATTAAACCTTTCTATATTTATATTATTTATAAGCATTGATTACCTCCTTCTTCTCATTGTATTTAAAGCAAGTTTATTTGAAACTCTTGGGACTACAACCCTATCTATTTCTTCTCCTGCAATATTAATAGGTATTATAATATTTCCATCAGAACCACCTTTATTTTTCATCATAGAATTTATAACCCCTTGTGCAGTTTGTCTTGCAGTTTCTAAAACCATTTGTTCACTTGACTCATGGTTATATATTTTAGTTCCACTTGGTAAATCATATAACTCATATCCTCTTTCATGAAGATATGTTAAACCACCTTCAAAGTGTGAGTTACCTGTCCAGTTACCTCCAGGCTTTTTCCCTTCATTTACATATTTAGTTTTTACTGTTGCAGTTTTTGGTTCTAGATGGAAGACATTGTTCCACCAATCACAAAACTTTTCAAATGAACTTTTCATTTTTCCAGTAGATGTATCAACATCTTCTGTTATAGTTTTATTCATTGAAGTAATTTCTTTAACTGCACTATCTCTTGTATCCTTGGCAGCCTGTACAGTATCATCTCTTTGTTTCTTTGCATCTTCAATAAGTTTATCCCTTTGTGTTTCACTTATCGAACCAGTCTCTTTTTCCATTCTATATGCTTCAGCTATTCTTTTATCACATTCATCATTAGCTGCTTCAATAGCTTTATCTCTAGATGTATTTAATTCTTTTATATGTTTAGATGCCATTTCAGCAGTTATGTTTTCGTCATTGTCTTTCATTCTTTCAAGAATAACCTTAGCTTCAACTTCTTTATCAGATAAAGTTTTTACAGCACTAGTTTTCATATCTTTTTGAATTTTATCAATCTCGTCATATTCTTCTTTCTTTACTTGTCTATGTTCATTTGCTGCTTTTTGATATATTGCATTAATCTTATTTTGAGCTTCATCTATCTTTTGTTTTTGTTGAGTCCAATGGCTTTCAGTTTGTTTTAAAGCATCTTCTTTTTCTTTAGCTGAAAGAACGTTCGTTTTAGAAAAGAAATCTTTTTGACTTTTTAACTCTTCATCCCTTTTTTTATCCATACCAGTTTTAATTTTAGTAGCCATATCTGTATAAATTTTTTGCATATCCTGAGATTGTTTTTTTGTTAATCCAACACTTTTAGTTAATGTATCTTTAAAATCTTTTATAGTTTGGTCCTTTTGTTTTTGAGTTAAACCTTTAGTACCATTAACCATTGCAGTATATTGTTTTATTATCTCATTTTTATTTTTACTAGTTAAAACTCCAGTATCAGTTACAAGTTTTTTAAAGTCTACAGTCATTTTTTCTCTTTGATCCTTAGATAGACTACTAGATTTTTTACTCATTTCTGTAAAGTTTTTAACTACAGTATCTTTTGCTTCTTTTGAGAATTTATTTGAGTTCATTTTTAAATTCATCATAGACTCACTAGCTTTTTTATCTAAATCTAAATAAGATTGCACATTATCTTTTGTTGCTTTAGATATTTTAATTACATCTTTTTCTGTAGCTTGTGCATAGTTTCCAAACTTATCTCTTGAAACTTCAACTTTATCTGCAAATAAATCTACCGCAGGTGTTGCACTTTTATTTAAGTGTTCAGCAACTTTATATCCTGCATATCCAACGGCAGCTACTGCGGCAACACCTAATGCAATTGGTCCTAAAGAGCCTATAACAGTTGCTCCAAATCCAGCACCAGCAACTTCTGCTCCTGCTAATCCAGCTCCTGCAGTTTCTGCTGCTGGAGCAAGTCCTAATAGTATTTTAGAAAAGTCTTTAAATGTAGCAGCGGCTTTTAATGCTTTAAACTTTCCAACAGTTCCAATTAATCCACCTATCCCACTTGTTACATGACCTAAGCCACTAGTTACAGGCCCCATAGCAATAGCAGCCATTCCTGCTTTAACTATAAATTCTTGAGTATGCGGACTTAAATTACTAAAGCTAGTTGCTAATTTAGTAATATCTTTAGCAACACTTGTTATAGCTGGAGCTAATGCTTGGAAAACTTTTATTGCTGCACCTTCTAGTGCACTTTTCATTTCTGCTAAACTACCCTTTGCATTTTGACTCATAGTTTTAGCCATTTTAGCAGTAGCACCTTCACTGTTGTCTATAGCATTTGCTAATTTATTAAAATCTCCTTCACTAGCGTTTATGATTGAAAGCCATCCGGACATGGCTTCCTTCCCAAAGATAGTTGCAACGGCACTGGCTTGAGTAGCTTCATCTACCCCCCCCATTTTTTCTCTAAGGTCAGACATTACTTCTCTAAAGCTTTTCATCTTACCATCACTATTTTCTACAGATATTCCATACTTCTCCATCATATCAGCCATTTTATCTGTAGGCTTTACTAAGTTAGTTAATCCTGCTCTAAGTGCAGTACCAGCTTGACTAGCTTTTATCATTTTGTTATCGTTAGGCTCTTTATCCTAACCTCTATATGTTTCCATATAGTTCAGACTATATCTTAACCTTCAACTTTACTTGTTAAGGCTCTGCCCTTTCGTGGATATTTCAGCATATAAATAATTACTTAGCTTACTTTATCTAGTCGTTACACCTTTCAAAAGTTTCCTTATTGACTTGGCTCGGTATTGTCATATTGTATTTTTCAAACTCATTTTCTAGCTTTTTTATTACTTTACTTTTAAAAATATTAGGATTTTCACTTCTTACATATTTAATTCTAATTAATATAATGTTATTTTCCTTACAGTAATTATTTTTTATAGTATCATTATATTTAATTTTTAGATATTCATCTTTACCTACTCCAAATTTAGCTTGATAGTGTTGAGATCCATCATATTCAATCAAGCACTTTAATTTATCATCTTCAAATATTGCAAAATCAAATGGTAATGGTCTTTTATTTTTACATTCTTGTATTTTATATTGTTCTTTAAATTTTATATTATTTGATTTAAGATAATCACTTATAACCTCTTCACCTTTCGACCTATAGCAATAAGGGCACCTTATTCCACCTTGTATAAATCTTGTAGGCTGCAATTCAAAAGTTTTTCCACAAGAATGGTGTAAAAAAGTTACTTTTTGACTTGATTTAACATACTCACTTACTATTTCATAATCACCCTTTCCTAAGGATTCAATTTTCATTTTTATTTTATAAAAAGGTGTACTATTTGATTTAGCACTTTTAATATACCTTTCTTTTGGGCATCGTTGTCCAGATACTATAAAAGCTTTTGGAGACATTTTAAATATGTTTCCACAAATATTATGCTTGAATAAAATTGGAGTATTTGTATTTATATATTCATCTAATAGTTCATATTCATCACCAACTAATTCAAAAATTTCTTTTTTTATTGTAGTTGTATTTTTTTTTACATTACCTCCACATAAAGGACATCCATGCCCTTTATATAAAGTTTGTGGATTAGTTTCCCAGGTATATCCACATTTATGTTTTACCAGTACTTTTGTTCTTTTATTTATATATTTACCTAATATTTCTATATCTTTACCATGAGCTTCATTAACTTTTTTTACAAATTCATCATGGGATAATTTCTTCATATAATCACCTCTTATAATAATTATATATCTATATCCCATACTTTTTAATACAACTTAGAGTTCTACCGAATTAAAGCAGTAGTTTATGATACTAATTTCTTAGTAACCGAGCATATAAGTTTACCCGAGTTAGCCATTAATCCTATAGCTAAAGAAGTATCTTGAACACTATATCCTAATGCACCAGCTACAGGAGCGGCATATTTAAAAGTTTCTCCCATCATACCAACGTTAGTATTGGCATTAGATGAAGCAGCTGCTAATACATCACTAAACATACCAGCATCTTTAGCTTTTAATCCAAATCCTGTTAATGCATCTGTAACAATATCAGAAGTAGTTCCGAGTTCCTCATTAGATGCAATTGCTAAATTTAGTATAGGTTCTATACCTTCGAGCATATCACCGGTTTTCCAACCAGCCATTGCCATATACTCCATACCTTCGCCTGCTTCTGCAGCACTAAATTTAGTTTTAGCTCCCATTTCTTGAGCCTTATTTTCTAAATTTTTAAGGTCATCACCAGTAGCACCAGAAATAGCTGCTACCTTATCTATTTGAGCCTCATATTCCATACCTACATGAGCGGCGGCTACCCCTATTCCAGTTAAAGGTAACGAAACATGAGTAGTAAGTTTTCCACCTATCTCTTGAGCTTTACTACCTACCTTTTTAAAGTTATTTCCTAAATCTTCAAGCTTTTTAGATGCATTACCTACACCATGAGTATTTTCTACTTCTCTATTGAATTTATTTACCGCAGATTGAGCTTTATTTACTTCTTCCTCTGCTTTATTCATTTGAGTTTCATAGTTCTGTAATGTCTTAGCATTATTTTCTACAGTTCTATCTAGCTTATCATGTTCTTTTTGTAATTCTTCTAAAGCTTTTTCAGTTTCTTTAGCTTCTTTACTTTCTTTACCATAGTTTTTTATAGCATTTTCATGTGCTTTTTCAGCTTTAGAAAGAGAACTTGCTAATTTATCTCTTTCACTTATATTTTTTTGTAGTGTTTCAGTAGCATCGTGAACACTTTTTTTATAAGTTTCTAACTTCTTATTTTGTAAATCTAATTGTTTTTGCAATGAGCTTTGTACCCTATTTACACCTTCGGTAGATTTACCAAATGCTTCTAAACCACTTTGAGCTGCTTTTAATTCACTTTTATTATTTTTAATTTCTGAATTCATACCTTTTAAAGTACTAGAATATCCAGAATCATCAAGTATCATCTTTGCGGTTATTCGTTTTTCTGTATCACCCATTTACCCTCCTTTCTGTTTCTATAGGAAAGGTACTTCATCTATACTTACAACTTTTTCAACATATCCATCATTTGAAGCTGATTGAGTTTGCTCTTCATATGTTTTATTGAGCTCTCCGATTAACATAACAATTTCTTTGAATGTGCTATCGAAGAACTCTTGTCTTGTGAAATTTAGTTGTGTTTTTGCAATAAAAAAAAGCCTATTTATATCAAAGGGCTTTTCATTTAAATCTATTTTTTTTTACTTTCATCTTCTGATTTATCTTCATCAGTAGTAGTATCAGATGTTTTAACCCCTCTGTAATCAAAGTATAAATCTGTTGCAAAAGGTATTATTTCATCCATAACTTGATCTGGAGTCAATTTTTCTTTTAATTCATCTATAGTTAATGGATTTTCATTTTGTTCTTCATCAAGTCTTTTTGATATACAAGAACATACCATAACTTTTAAAGCATTGTTATATAAGTTTTTACCATACATAACTCCGTTTATGACATCTCCAAAGTTATCAAATCTTTCATCTATATCAAATATAGTCTTATTTGTCATTTCAAAAGCTAAATTTTCATTACCTACTTTAAATTTTCTTTTCATTTAACTTCACTCCCTATTATTTATATTAATGTTCAGAACTAACTACATCTGTTTTTTCTTCAGGTATAGTAACTTTTTCAAAGAATTTACTTAAAAACTCTTTAGTTACATTAGGAGAATCACTACATACATTGTATTGCCATAATCCATTTATTAAAGGTCTAAAACTTGCTTCTATTTTCTTAGCTTGGAAGTTTGCTTTACCTTCCTTAGCTTTTAAATCTTCATCTGATAATCCAAATGTTCCAGCATATAATATCCCATATTTATCTATTCCTTGAGCCTTCTCTGCTTTATATAAAATAGCAAGTGTTGGAGCTATATCATTATCATTTTTTATTACTCCGCCTGTTTTAGCTAACTTGTGCCCCATAACGTAACATTCATCTTCATCTTGTAAATCTGTTACATTTAAAGTTACCTTTACATCTTGTAAAGTTTGTTCCTCTAAAACTTTTCTTCCTTCGTGATAGTATGGATCACTATTTTGTTTTGGTTTTATTCCTATTTGTTTAACCCCTTCTAAGTATCTAGGAGTATCAAAAGTTATGTCCCCATCAGTTTCAGTGTTTAAATGAGCTACATATAACTTACTTACGTTTACAACTGGTAATATTTTTTGTGGTGCTGACATTCTGCATCATTCCTTTCTTTTATAAATAAAAAAACTAGCTTAGATTAGCTAGTTGGTAAATCAATATTAAACCTCAAAGGTTTATGTTTTAATCCTGTTTTTTCTTCAAATAAATCTGGACTCCCTGCATTATATTCAAATCCAGCTTTGATAAATTTATTAATTATAATTGTTTCTAAGTTTGTATAATCTCCTAAACTAAAAATATCAATTTGGACTAAGTGATTTAAATAATCTATATTACCCTCACTATATTCACTTCCTCTGGATCTAATAACTTGATACTCTATATATGGAGGTTTAGGATTATTAGCATGAATAAAATATACTTTTTTATCACTTGTTAAATCTAATATATCTTTATCGTTTAAAACTTCTTTTAATTTCTTTTTTATAATCGAGGCATCTATTTTTATATTACTTTCCAAAATATCACCCCATTTTTCTAAATATCGTTTGAGCTACCTTTGAAATAGCTTCCTCTGTGTTTTCTTCAACACTTCTTTCAAAGTATCCTACATGAGCCTTTTGTTCACTTGTTCCATACTCTTGAAATATATCATAGAATGCTTTACTTTTTGCAGTTCCTTCTGTTGCTAAAGCATTTTCTTTAACAGATACTTTTATTTCAGCAAGTTCTCCTGTTGGTCCTTCTGGAGTATCATTTTCTAATCCTTTTCCAATTATTTTTATACCTGACCTTACAGCTTGCCTTTTTATAACTGTATCTAAAGCCATATTTTTTACATATTCCTCAAACTCTTCAAATCCCTCAAGTTCTATAGTACTTGACATATACACCTCCAAATAAAAAAAGAAAGCTCTATAGCTTCCTTTTTTATCTTTTATTATTTTATTAAATTACCACTTATTCTAGGCATTCCAGAATCATTTCTATCCATTACCTTACCATACACCGTTATCGTTTTACCTTCTTCAATATCTTTTAACATTGCCTTATCTACTAATGAAATTTCATATACTCCATATCCATCGTCTTCTGGTACTTTTAAAGTAAATGTAGGGAAAACTGCATCTGGAATTATATTTGAAACTTCTCCAGTCGCGAAAACAGATTCACCATACATTTTATTATCATTTATTTTAATAAAATCAGCTTTAACTGCTTCTTTAGCAATTTTTTTATTTAATTCATCTTGAGAAGTTGAATTTTGTTTAATTGGTATTTTAAATTCTACTTTTTGTCCATATTGATTACTCTCAAATAGTATTTTAACTTCATCACTTTTATTTTTTAATCCATAATAAGCATCTACTGTGCAATTTGCCCCCTTAGGTAGTTCTTTTGGTTTACCTTTTGGAAACATAGAGCTTCCATCAGCTGCTGAATTTTTTGAATCTAATACAGTTAAGTCTTGTCCATGTATATATAAATTTTTATCTTCTTTATTTAAATTATCATATGTATATGTAACTTCAATAATTTCTTGTGGATTATTAAACTCTTCTTTGTATTCAAAGTCATTAACTCTTTTTACTGAATCAATTGTTAATGAATACATATCTGTACCATTTTTATCCTTAACTATTACCTTTTCTCCTTGCTTGTATACTTTAGTTTCTTCTTTCTTGTTTGAACATCCTACTAAAGCTATAATTGATATAATTATTAATGCTGAAATAAATATTTTTTTCATGTCATAGCACCTCCAAGCTATATTATAACCTAAAAGGTAATAATTGGAAATCTAACAATTTATTTTAGCTTTAATATCTACAAATTCATGCCTATTTTCAAAGTCCAAAACATCTAAAATATCATAATAAAAACCTTTATATTCTATTATAAATATTTTACTTGCTCCTGGATCTAGTAACTCTTTTACCTTATTACAGTATCTAACTGTAAATGTAACTATATTTTCACTATTATTTGCTTTAGCAGCTATATATTCTTTTCCAGATACTCTTTTATAGCCACTCCAACATTTATAATGTTCTTTCCAAACTTCTTCATCAAATCCATTTTCATTAGTTTCCTTTGAATCTGATAATTTTTCTATTTTTATTCTTTCTGTTAATCTACATTCAGCCATTTAATCACCATACTTTAACTGAGTTATAATAGTTTGTAGTGAAAATCTCACTCTTTTTTTCCTTTTTTCTTCTTCCATTAATCCTTTATCTTTGTACCATTCATTGACTAATATTTTACAATATCTTTTAGCTCTTTTATTTTCGCTAGTAAATTCTTTTCCAGTAGCATCTTTTAGATATTCCTCAGCTACATCTATACAGTCTTGAATTTCTTCATCATCATCGTCAAAATCTACTTTTAAGAACTTTTTAGCCTCTTCTAAATTTAGAATCATTTAATCCCTCATTTCTTAAAAAATAGCTAAAAAAACGACCTTTTTAAATCGATTCTAAGGTGTTTCAAAAACTTTAATAGACTAATAATGCCTTGTAATTTCAACGTATTATTAGTCTAAAATATTTTTTACTTTAATTTTTTATTAATGCTCTGAACTTACTACAGTTGTATCTATATATCCATTAACAATTGCAGCTTTATCTTTTATTGTTACATCTTCTCTTTCTATAGCTCTAAATAAAGTTAAATCTTCTTCAAATGCATTTAATTCTCCTATAGCTGCCGTATCAGACATTTTTATATTCATTAAAGATCTATCCCAGAAAACTATACCTTCTTTTAAATCTCCTATTATAAAAGGTATTTTATTTCCTGTAGTAGATAAATCACTATTTGGACAAACTTCAACTGGTATAGTTGATGATCCAGCACATAATTTAAGTGCCATAGGTTCTTTTGGATCTGGTTGTAAAATATATTTTCCATCTGAATCTTTTAGTGTATCTAAATATTGTAATCCATCATCATTTGTAATTATTTTACTAGTTGGCTTAAAAGTAGTCCCTAAAGCAACATTTAAAGCCTTCTTAATATCATCTAATCCATTTAATTTTGTCTCATCTATTGTTTTTATTTGTTCTAATATTAATTTATTTTGAGTTACTCTTGATTCATCACCTATCCATTCTATTAAAGTATTAACTATATTTTGGTCTGAATCTGCAAGTAATTCATTCGTTACAGTAAAATATCCTGCATATTTTTCAATTTCATATTTTAATCTCTCAAATTGAGGTGTATTTTTTTCACCTATTTTACCTCCTTCACCTACTTTAACAAATCCAGTTTGTTGAGATCTCTTTTTGAAAGTTCTTTGTCCTTTATCAGTAGTAACTTTTTCAACTGTTACTAGATCCTTTAAAGACTTTTTAGATTCTTTATATGTATTTATTTTAGTTAATATATCTTCTGGAACAGTATATCCACCCTCTGCTGGAGTTCCAACTGACATTTTATTATCTATTTTAAATCCATTTCTTGCAGCATTAGCAAATTCAACAATTGAATCTTTGTTTTCTGGAGTAACTTTTATCCCTTCTCCATCTTTAATTTTATTTTTTGCTTCTTCATTTTCTCCAGCCTCTAAGTCATAAAGAAGGTCAAATTTATCACTTAAATTTTTTAATTCTTCTTTAGCAGCTTTCGCTTCCTCTAGTTTATTTTCATTAGCTAAATTCTTTACTAATTCTTTTTGAGCTTTTATCTTATTCATTAATTCTAATAATTCTTTTGACATTTTTATTCCTCACTTTTATATATATTTTTGGATTTTGACAATAAAAAAAGATTTAGTATAAATCTAAATCCTTCAATATATCTTTCTTTTCTTTTTCAATTGTATTTTCTACTTTTTTATCATCTTCTTTTTTATTCTGTAGATGTAAAAGTACTTTATTTGCAATTTCTTCTATATCTAATTTTTGATTTTCATCACTTTTTTTATTTTCTTCAAATAAGTTTTTAGGAGTATTTTTATATTTATCTAAAAACTCTGATGAGCAAGCTACTAATTCAAATTCATCCTCAACTTTTATATTAAATAGTTCCGCTGCACTTTCTCCAGTAAACCACTTTTCTTCATCCATTAAGGCTGACAATTCTTCTTTAGTAACTCCTTCTTTTGCATTTTCCATATAAATATTTAGTATGCTTTCTTTGCAACTATCCAATGTACTAGCAATTTTCCTTAAGTCTGATGCATTATATGAGTTCCATAGCATACATAAAGGATTATGAATCATAAAGCTAGCATATTTAGGGACTATAACTTCATCTCCTGCAAGTGCTATTACACTAGCTATACTTGCTGCTAATCCATCAACATGAACAGTCTTTTTGCCTTTATGTCTTTTTAACATACTATAAATTGCTATTCCACCAAATACAGACCCACCGCCAGAGTTGATATATATATCTACATTTTGTGAATTCTCTAGTTCTTTAAGAAAGTCACTTACATCTTGAGGGCATTTATCTTCGTCTGCCCACCAGCTACTCCAACTGTCTGAAACTATATCTCCATAGAAATAAAGCTCTGCTTTTTCTTCTGTTTGATTTTTTATTTCTATCTTACCAACATTTTTTAATTCTCCAGTTTTAGTATCTTTATTTTGTAAATTTAATATTTTATTCACTGTTTTCGCCTCCTTTCGAATATTGCTTTCCTACATCTGTGATAGGTATATAGTTACCATTACAAATTAATACGTCTCCACCTTCTATTGCTGGCATATCTAAAATATCTCTAGCATTATTTGGAGTGTATATAGCATTATTTACAAATGATGTTAAGCACTCTGCTTGTGTTTTTGCATCTGTTCGTAAAATAGCTTTTTCATTGAATTTATAATACTTATTTTCATTTTTCTCTTCATCACTTAATAATTTATAGCAGATTTCCTCTTCATATTGTTTTAATATAAATTGTTCTGTATCTACATAAAAGCTAAGTTGTTGCATTTCTCCACTTGAATAACTAGATTTTTCATAGTTATTTATTTGATTTGGCTTTATTCCAAATGCTCCTGCTATTTGAAGTGATGAAAATTTCTTTAATTCATAAAATTGGCTATCTGTTAGCTTTATATTTAAAGGTGTTATTTTCATACCTAATGGTATAGGAATTATTTTACCTGCATTATCTGAACCATTAGCAAACCTTGAAATACCTTCTATTAATTTATCTTCTTTTGACTTATCTAAATCACCTGTATATTCTAGTGTAGCCTTTGCAGTAAGTCCTGTTTTATAAAGGTTATTAATAAAGTTTTGACTTTCAACTCCACCCTCAAGTGTATATTTTAAAATTTTACTAACTGGCTCACCTAGTATCCCATCAAAGGTAAATGAAGTTTTAAAGTGTAGCACTTCTTCATTTTTAAATACAAATTGTTCGCCTGTGTATCTATCAGTATAGATATACCAAAGTGCATCTTTAATTCCAAATATACCTTTATTGTCCATAATAACTTGTACATCATTACTTGGCATAATCCACAAATCTTTTATTTCATATGTAGCCCCATATTTTTCACGTTTAAACTCTTTTCTTATATAGACATAGGAATTTCCAAAGTGATTTCTATTGTTTTCTACAGTTGCCCAAAATATCGATGGTGTCATATAAGGGTTAGGTCTAACCTTTAATAAATCATATACTTTATTGGGGGCTGCTCTTATTACCCCTTTTTCAGTTTCTTGATACATTTTAATAGGCATTTTACCTAATGTCTCAGATAACATTTTTAAGCAAGTAAAATAAGTAACTTCACTTAAGATATTTTTATTTCTAGTTGTTATCCCTAGCCACTCTAATAACTTTTCACTTCTCATATCAACAGTTTGTGGTTTAGGCATTATTAGATTTTTTAAACTTTTTATAAGGTTCATTTTTACACCTCCCTTCTAATTCCATCCCATCATATCTAGATACTTATCAACTGATTCATTTACATTTACTAATCTTTCTTCTTTAAATGCTAACTTATATGCATCTATAATAGCATCTATTGGGTCTATTCTTTTATTTCTTCTATCTTTATCTATCTTAATTTCTCCATTTGGATTAGATACAGTTTTTGCATTTAAGGCTGACCATGAAAGTAACTCATTTTCTTTGTTATACTCAATATTTTTCGCTCTAACCTCAAGTTCAAAGTCCTCAGTAGGATCATTAAGCCATTTGTGAGTTTGATAAATTTCTATACAATCAAATCCTAATTCTGATAAATCACTTAAAAAAGCATCTGCATTATGTGGATCATAGCCTAGCTGTTCAATTTTAAGGTCGTATTTTTCAATAAGATCCTTTAAATATTTAATTATATATTTATAGTCAGTTTTAATACCTCCTAAAGTTTCTGTAACTGTCAATAATTCATCTTTAATCCATAAATTATATGGTGCATCGTCACTTTTGATATGTTCCTCTACTTTCATTTTTGGTATAAAACTATGAGAATGAATATAATACTTCTTAACCCCATCAACATAATATACAAACACCAACGCTATTGAAGTTAAGTCTCCTCCGGAACTTAAGTCTAATCCTACATAACATTTTTGCCCCCTAAAATCTTCTAGAGTTCTTTCACTTTCACATTCCTTCCAAAACTTAGGCTTTATATATTGATCATCTGTAAATTGAATCCATATATTTAATGCTTTTGTTAGAAAATCTCTTAAATCATCTCCACCCATATCTCTTGCAGAATCTCCTACTCTTTTTAAATTTTCAAGATCTTCTGCATCTTTACATACTAGTGGATTAGCTTTTATCCAATTTTTAGAGTTCCAAATATCATCTTCTTCATCCATTTCAGCTATATACACAAATTGAGCATCATTAGTAAATACATTTTCTAAAATGTTTTTACAGTATTCATACAGCTTAAAACAAGGACAGTTTAATTCAAATCCAGCAGTAGTTATTACTGAAATTAAACACTGTTTCATTTTTCTTGTACCACCCTCAAGCAACTTATACATTTGATTGTTCTTATGGGCGTGATATTCATCGACTATACCAAGCAACGGTCTAAAACCATCTATTGATTTTGTATCTCTTCCTAATGCTCTTATTATAGAATTAGTATTTAAAGCTATTATTGTATTATCATGTTCCTTAACCTTAAAAAACTCTGATAGATCTTCATCAGAGTTAATAAACTTAATCATTTCATTTAATACTATTTTAGCTTGATCTGACTTAGTGGCCGTACAATATAGTTGTCCATATTTATATCCACTAAAAGCTCCATAATATGTACCTAAAATACCATTTAAAAATGATTTACCATTTTGTCTACCTAGCTGAACATACGATGTTCTAAATCTTCTATATCCAGTACCTTTTGTAACCCATCCATTTAGACATCCTAATATGAATACTTGAAATCCTTCTAAATTTACAGGGATTTCTTCCTCACCCTCTGCTATTGTAAGTGTTTCTGCAAAATCTAAAATATCATTTGCCTTTTCTATATCAAACTCATGCTTATATGCATTTAATTTAGACTTCTCTAAGTCATCTAAATGTCTTTTACATGCTAGGATTGCAGGTCTTCCAGCTATAATTTTTCCTTCTACTACATCTACCGCATATTGAGTAACCCTATCTAAATTCACATAAAATCACCCCCTATTTTGCAAACTTAGAAAACTTGTTTTTCTTTTCATCTGTACTTGGTTTAGGTATAACCAATCTGCATCTGCTAGATATAGTTAACCCCATATCTGAAGCAAAGCTTCTGCATTGTTTAATATGTCTATCTTCAATTATTGATAGTTTATTATATTCTTCAAAATCTTCCTGTGGATCTAATGAGTCTAATTTAATAGCTACCTTTACATATCTACTATAAGCTTTTATATATGTAGCTAATGAGTTGCAATCTGGATTACCCATTATGCCTATATCTATTAGCTCTTTTGATATCTTTTTAAACTGTTTTTTCTCTTCTTTTGTTAAGTGAGTAGGAGGTTTTATTTTATCTGAATTTGCTTTTACTTCTGTACTTTTTCTTTGTTCAATCTCAGCTTTTGTAAGGTGTTTCTTACCATTTGCCACTACTAATTCAATTGGTTGTTTTTTGCCTGCCACCTTATTTTCCCTCCTATCCCTGTTCAAATTTTTCAGTGGGGAGTTTCCGCGGAAAAAAACTGCAACCGTGGACTTACGTCAAAAGCTAAAAACTTTTTGACTACCCCCCTACCCTTTAATAATTTTCTTTTATCAATTCTTTTAGTTCATTTTGCATCTTAATTTTAGATGCTTCTCCTTTATCGTACATTCTATGTACCTTCTTATGACACCTATCTCATAAACATATAAGGTTATTCATATTTAATCTCTTGCTCCAGCAATCTTTTAAAGTCTCTATATGATGTACTACATCACTTAAGTTATCATCACATAACTTACATATACCATCATCTCTTTGCCTTACAGAATCTCTAGTAAACTTCCATTCTTTACTACAATAAAATTTCTGTTCTTTAAAGTCTACTCTTTTCTTTCTATAATCCTTATATACTTTCTGTTGTCTATTATTAAATTTAGCTTCACATTCAGAGCACATAGAAATTTCTTGGGAAATAATTTTCCCACATCTACAAAACTTCTTTAACAAATTTATCATCTCTTTTAATTAAGTTTTCAGTTTAATAAATATATATTTCATGTTACTACCCAACTTATTCCTAGTTTTAAAAATAAAAAAGAACCCTATTTCTAGAGTTCATCTAAATACTTTATATTTTAGTTTCTTTTTACACTTTTTATTTACATATCTTCATATAGATGGTGATTATATTGAATAGGTCCTTTTACATACTTATCTTCTTTACTATCATATTCATATGTTACTAAAACAGTATTGTCATTTACACCTGGCTTATCAATTGCATGCAATAAAAATGCCATTGCGTTATTTTCGAAAATAACCATTGCAGATTTATTTGCTTCTAAATAGTCATTTTCATCTAAAGTATCAATAGTTTTTAAAGCTTCCTTTTTTGATCTAATGTAGAATTTTTCAAAATCTTTGTCTGTCATTGAAATAGACCCCTTGTTATCTATTTCATATTTACTTTTTGGTGGGTTTTTATTATCGTTTTTGGCTTCGTGCTTATATCCACATCCAACTAGTAAAACAATCATAACAACAATCAAAAGTAAACCTGATATTTTCTTCATTTTAATACACCTCCAAAGTATATAATACGGTTACCTTAAGTTTTAATCTACCTATTTTTACCAATTCGTAATATTTAGTGAATTAAATAAGTATTATAAATCTTTAGCTAAATAAAAAAGAACCCTTTTAAAGAGTTCTTTTTTATTTACTATTTTTTTACTGGTTCATTGAAAGAAGGCGGATTAATATCTATCTTTGTATTATGATTGTTAGGTCCCGGACTAGATAAGTCAAAGTATAGTTTAGAGTCTTCAGTAACTCCAAAGTCTCTATTTGAACCTGTATCTTTAATCTTATTTAATGCATCTCTAAATAAAGCATTATGAGCTTCTTCTCTGTTAAGTAAGAAGTCTATTGTTTCTCTTACATATTTATCGTCAATTTGTCTATATAAATATTCATATACAACTTTTGCTCTTTGCTCTGATGCTATATTTGATAATAGATCTGCAACTAAGTCTCCTGTTACAGTAACATAATCAGCAGTCCAAGGTGCTCCTGAAGAGTTTATTAAAAATGGTGATAATCCACTTAATACATGAGTTTCTATTTCTCCAGAATCAACTGCTTTATAATCAACATCATGTCCATTTAATAAATTTATTGTTTGAGCAACCATTTCCATATGGCTAAGTTCTTCAGCTGCTATATCTAGAAATAAATCTTTTATCTCTTTATCTTTTATTCTAAAGCTTTGAGATAAATATTGCATTGCTGCTTTTAACTCTCCATTTCCTCCTCCTAATTGCTCTTGCATTAAAACTGCATATTGAGGATTTGGTCTTTCTACTTTTACTTCTCTTAACAATTTTTTATCATGTTTAAACATCAACTATACCTCCAAAATCATAATTAGTAATTATAATTTCCCTTAAGCTTTGGTAATATACAAATTTTTCTATAATTTATTAGATGTTTAAATTGATTATAAATGCCTTATGAACATAACATATCTAATAGTGTGTTATATTCATTTTATCAACTTATATACCACTGTAGACTTAGTATTTTCAATGACTTCAACCTTTATTTTTTCTATGTAAAATAAACCAATATAACATTCTCTTTTTATGTTATATTCTAGATAAAATTAAGTTAAAAATATCTAAAGCTCGTATAAGCTTTATTCATTCTGTCTTGGTCTATACCTATATAATGTAAGGTTACAGCTGGAGATGAATGGTTAAATATCTTCTGAAGTAATGCTATATCTTTGGTTTGCTTATAGTAATGATATCCCCATGTTTTTCTCATACTATGAGTTCCTAAACAAGGAACATCAAATAATTCTCCCAACTCTTTTAAAATTACATATGCCCTTTCTCTAGAGATAGGTCTATTATAGTTTTTACGTGATTTAATTAAAAAATCATCAGGATCCTTGTTCTCTACATAATCTTTAATTGCTCTTTTCAGTATTGGGTTTATCTCTATGAATTTTTGTTTCCCTGTTTTCTTTTCTCTTAAGACTATTTGCCTTTTATCTTTTACATCATATATTCTAAACTTTAATATATCTGATACTCTAAGACCTGTATATATACCCATCATAAATAGAAGGTAGTCTCTTTCATTTGTCTTTTTTAAATAGGAACACATATTTTCTAATGTATCTAAATTTCTAATAGGTTCTACATAGTTCATATCTCCCCACCTCAAATCTCATTTGAATACAAACCTATAAAAAAAATGGACCCTAATTGTCCACTTTAAATTCATATACTTTTAATATGAATACACTATTTAATTTTATCTAGCTTATCAAAAAATATTGAAATTTCTCCACAATTTGGGCATACGGAAGCCTTTATCTTTCCTTTATTTGATGAAAAAACCCCACTTCCTTTTCCTAATACTACTGACGCTTGAGCTGTAAAATTTTCAGTTTTCAGCATGTAGTCTTCAACCATAATTTCATTGCATCTTAAACACTTCCTCATAATATCTCCCCCACTTAAGTATTAATAATTTATTACTATTGTTCAATAGCTTATATTTAAATTATACATAATTTATAATATACCCACACTAATTTAAATAAAGTAAATATAAAATAAAAAAGCCAGGTGAGAAAGTCCTGACTTTTTTGAACGTAATAAGTTGTTGCTAATAAATCTAATAAATGTAACTAGTTTATACTCCATACCGCTACAGAGTGCTCTTAAGAGCCGTAAAGTTATATTGGTGAGGGTTAAAAGGAATCGAACCTCTTATCTTCTAAATAAATAGCTATTTTGCCATTAAACTATATCCTCACGTTGCTAGGGTAAATTTATACCCTAGTCATTATATAAAGAGGGGGTTATTAGGAAATAAGCAATTGAGTTATCTTAAATTTCCTATACTACTATATTACCACCTCTGAATGTATAAAAAATCTTTACTTTGTCGCTAAAATGTAGCCAAAGTGTTGGCTTTGCTATTATTTTCATTAAATAATGGTAGTTCTTCATAATTTGGATACAACATACCCATAATTTTATAAACTAATCGCTCTCTTACTGTGTAGCAATGACTGCGATCCATGTGTAGCTTAAGGCTTATATATTTCATATTATTTTTATTTTTGCTATTATAAAATAATTCAAAGAAATTAGTTTCATTAACATCTAAGCAACTTAATGAGTTTTCTATTTTCGCTTTCTCTATTTCTTTTTCTAATTTACTTTGCATCAATTTATCTATTTTCTTCTCTTTATCTATAACCTCTTTTTCAACAATTCTAGAAATATTATAAGTTTCACTTGTTCTTTCATCATAATTTATAGCTCCACAACCTCTATATCTCATTTTCTCTTTCTTTATATCTAATTCTATATTATTTATTTGAGTTTCTAGAAACTTATAATTATGCAATCTTAATTCTACTTTTTTAAATAATTCTTTTTTCTCCATAGGCAGTCACTTCCCGTTTTTCTTTTAATCAATAATATCTTTCATTTCTTCTAGACATTTTTCACATATAAAAATATTTTTGATGTTTTTTAAATTTTCTTTTGATCCACATAAAATACACGAATTATTATGTTTTTTAAGCTTAATAGTTCCGTTTTCACATAATATTTCAACTGGATCATTTTCATTTATATTTAACATTTTTCTAAATTCCTTTGGTATTACGATTCTTCCTAGTGAATCGATATTTCTCACAATGCCTTTATTATTTTTGCCATTCATACTATCACTCCTAACATATTTCTAACAATTTCTATCAATAAAACTACCTATATAAATATATTTATCATCTAAGGTAACCCTTGTATATCTATATGATTAATTATTATATACCCTTATTCTTAATTTTTACTTAATTAAAATAAAATTTATATAAACTTTCATAATAAATTTAAATTTTATATTTAAATTTACTGAGTTTTTGAATATTTTTCAATAAATAGACAAATAATAAAATTGACATTTGAAGATATCAATAGATTTTACCCTTTAACAGTTTAAATGCAGTTTATTTAGACTATTTTCAAATTTTAACTCTCAATATCCAATTCCCAAAAGGACTAGTTAACGCTAGTCCTTTTTAACTCTAAATAAAAAATATTCTCAACTTATACCTATACTAGCAAATAGCTTAAAACAAATTAAAATTATAATAGCTATAACTATAGCAATTAATATAAACAATTTATCTCGATTTTTCATATTTTCCACCACCTATAACTTATCTTTCTTTTAATCCATAAATTTATTCCTCCTTATTTCCACCTCTGATCCCCCAAGCACTCATTATTTTATCTGCACTTTCTGGAAACCTTAATTTTCCATTGATCTCTTTACCACATATACATTGTGCTAGTGCCATATAATTTGTATATGTTTTATAGTCACTTGCTTTAAAGAATATTTCTTTTACACTGGGTATACTAAGTTCTATTTCAACATACTTTAACTCTGTTGATTTACTCATTCTTATCACCCCTTATTTTATACTCAAGTTTATATCCTTTCTAAAAAGTCTTTTAGCTTCTATGGCTTGATTTAAATTGCCTCTGCTAGCATTTAAATAGTCACATGCTTTATTAACACTCTCAAACTCTATAGTCTCATTTTTTAATTTATCTATAACTATCAACGGCTTTCTTTCAACTTCTCTTATAGTTTCTAAAGCTTGTATCCTAAATATCTTTCTAAACAATCTATTGTGCTTTATATAAGTTGTTATATCTGCCCTTCTCATATCTAGAAATTTACAACAATCATCTAGTTCATCAAATTCTATTTCTTTCTTTTCAACTTCATCTAAAACCTTAACTTTATAATTATGATTCTGTTTAGGTTTAACCTTTCTATAATATCCTCCTTTATCATCCTTAGGATCATAAAGAGTTATCTGTTTAATAGCTTTTCCTATAGTTAAACTTGGATTTAATATGCAAGCTAATAAAGCCATATAGTTATCTGTAAAATCAAAATCATAAGAATTAGAATATTTCACTCTTATCACCCCTATTTAACTTTTCTTTTTTATATAAATTTTTATTACATATTCTGAATTTATAGTTTTTCATCTACACATAATAGTTGTATAAAGGAGGTGAATATATGTTTATAAAGAAATTAAGTATTGTATTTTCAATTGTATTAATTCTATTTACAATAAATATAAATACAACATATGCATTTAATTCTCTAGCTCCGAATCCAATTCAAAACGAATATATTAAAGAATTAGAAATAATAGATAATTATATGTATTTATTGGTACAATCTGTTGCTACAAAAAACATTGATCCTGCTAAAGCCAATAAAGATATTAAATTTATAGAAACATTAATCGATAGTCTAACTAATAAAACTTCAAAGCTTTCTAAAGAAGATAATGATGTTATCCTATCCATGCAGGTCATATTAAACTATTACAAAATTTCTATAATAAATATAAAGGTTTATATAGATAAGAATGATGCTGATAGATTAATAGATTCAATAACTTCTTTTTCTTTAGGTTATAACTCTTCATCAACCTTGAGAAACACTATAGGAAAAGCGAAACAGTAGGTTCTCGCTTTTCTTATATTAATTGCAATGCTATCTCTACTAGGTATTTTTTATTCTAACCTTAAATATAAACTTACCAAACTCTATATTCTCTTTTGAATACCTCTAAAGCTTCTAACCATGCTTCTTGTTCTGTTATACCTCTATCTTTAGCAATCTGCTTTGCTATGTCTCTAAGAATCTTAGCTGCTTCTATTATTCCCATAGTTTATATCACTCCTAATTTCCTTTTTTTGAACTTAACTTGTCTTTGCATATTTTATGTATATACTTCCAATATCCCTCGCTGCCTTTTGGTGATTTAATTGTTCCATCTTCAACAGATATATCTACTGCTAAAACTATACTTTTTAGTTCACTATCAGATAATTTATACATATCTTTTATACTATTCAAATCTGTGGATAAATTTACACTAGTTACTCTATCAATAGATATAGTATTAGGATATGGTAATAGGGTCTTTTGTTCGGGATTTAAATCCGTACCGTAAGGATTTATATCCGTACCCTCGGGATTCATTTCCGATAGCTTCGGATTTAAATCCGATGTCCTATAGTTAGTATCTATTAATAATTTATAGTTTCTACCTAGAGCATAATAAGAATATGTCCCTCCTATTTTTACTGTTTTATGTTTTAATATTCCTATCTTACACATTTTCTTTAGTCTTCTATAGACTGTATCCTTCTTCATCTTTGTAATAGGTATATCCTCTGTTACACCATCATACTTAATCCAATAGTACTTATCATCTGAAATGATCTTTGATATCATTCTTTCACTATCTTTAAATTTTACAAACCATTTTAGTATCAATAGATCTCTATCATCTAATTCAAGTTCTATTGCTTTTTCTTGGCTAAATCCATGTATGCTATACTCCAAGAAACTCACCCCCACTTTATTTAAATCTATTAATTTATAAGTTTTACTTGTAGTTATCTTTATCTACGTATATAATTAAATTGGAATTTTTTATTGGGTCCTTCTGGACTCTTTTTTTATTTTCATTAAATTAATGTTTTGAAATACTGTATTTAACAATGTTGCTTGTCCTCTTTTTGCTTACTATAAGCTTTTAATTCATCAAATTTATTATCTAGTTCTTGTCCTAAATAACTATATTTTTTCATAAAACTTTGAAGTATTTTTATACTCATTTAACTCACTCCTTGTACAAATTTTCATTGCCAAAGAGCCTAAGCTCCTTGTTTATCGTTATATTCTTTAATTGCTATTTCTTTAGCTTCTTCATAACTCAAACCAGTTTCTTCTAATTCCTTTGTTCTTATCCATATTGGGTAAGCTATACTCAATGCTTCATCCCCATATTTTTCTCTTTGTCTATCAAGTATCCATTTAGCTTTTCTTCTTTCTATTTCCTCAATCCAATATGGATCTTCTGGGTAAACTACCTCAACTTTTATTTCTCTGCTTTTTCTTGGTGCCATTGCAACCACCCCCACTAAATTTTATGTTTATTGAAAATTGTCCTATGCAATTTATCTTTATTTACTAACTTCCAAATCTACTTTTACAGTAACTTTTGATTTTTCAAGTTCTTCTCTTTGTTCTGCTATTACAATTGTTTTGATATAATTTCTCAATCTTAAAACCTCTAACTCTTCTTCTTTTTGCTTTAAAAGAATTTCTTTGCTTTCTAGAGTTTTATTTAATATTTTTACAGCTTTTTCTAAGATTATTTTTTCATCATCTTCGATAGATATTGGAATATATCCACCAGTAAGTCGTATCTGTTTTAATATTTTCTTAATTTCCTTTTTTAACTTCTTAGCGATAGGTTTTCTACTTTGCATTAAAACTTCATAAAGCCCATCTTCTGTTAAAAACCACATTTCTCTCGACTGACCTGAGAGCGATACTATCGCCTTCAGCTTTTCATTCTTATCAACGTTAGCAATCATTTCACTTGGTTTATTATGATCTATCCACTTAGCTACATCCTTAGCTAAAAATAATGGATTTACTAAACTTCCAAATGTAGTTACATATTGTCCTAAAATTTCTCTTTTATCTAGTATCTTCATACTAACACCTCTTTGTTAATTATGGTTTACATACTTCTTAAAAAATATATCCTCTATACTTGTATTTAATACATTAGCTATTTTGTAGGTAATTTCTGTAGATGGATTAGAATGTCCATTTTCTATTTTAGATAGATATGTTCTTGATATACCTACTTTTTTTGCTAAATTTTCTTGAGATATTTTTAATTCTTTTCTAATATGAAATAAATTATTTCTAATATTGATCATCCTCCTTATCTATCTTGTTAACCATAGTTTACAACATTTCTTTTTATTAGTCAACTATGTTTTACAACTTTGTTTATTTTTGTAAACTATCGTTAACATATTTTTGATATAATTTAACTAAATACTTAATAAAGGAGTGATATAATGCAAAGCTTAGGAGATATAATAAAAAAATATAGACTTGATAATGACTTATCTCTTAGAGAATTTTCTAAGAAGTGCGGACTTAGTCATACTTATATAGATAAATTAGAGAAAGGTGTTGATCCTAGAAGCCAAAAGCCAGTAGAACCAACACTAGATGCATTAGAAAAAATTAGTACTGCTATAAATTTATCTCTAGATGAATTGTTAACTATGTTAGGAAAAATTAATTCAGATAATAAAGTCATCCTAAATGATCAAGAAAAGGATGTAGAACAATTATTAGAAGAAACTATGTCTCAAATTTTGGATCAAAAAGGTCTTATGCTTAACGGACAAATAGTTGATGATAATGACCTTGTTCTTTTAAGAAATGCAATTAGAAATGGAATTGAATTAGCTAAAACTATGCAAAAGTCTAAGAAATAAGGAGGTGTTAAATTTGAGTAGCATTAAAAATACAGTAAATAATTTAGTAACTAAGTTTAAAACAAGAAATCCATTTGAATTATGTGACTACTTAAACATCCCTATTCTTCATGAGCCTTTAGGCAATATTAAAGGCTTCTTTCAAAATACACTTAATACTCCTATAATTCATTTAAATTCTAATTTAGATGAACATGAGATTAAGTGTGTTATTTCTCATGAGCTTGGTCATGCAATTTTACATAAAGATCTTAATGTTTGCTTTTTAAAGCACTATACATTTTCAGTTACAGATAGATATGAAAATGAAGCAAATAAATTCACAGCGGAGTTATTGATAGATGATAATATGCTTATCGATATTATGGAGGTAAATAATCTAATTACAATTGATGAATTAAGTAAATACTTTGGTGTTCCTAGCGAGTTTATTTCTTATAAGTTTACCCACTTAAATTTTAATTAATAACCTACCATATGTTTACTATATTGTTGTACTATATATAAGAAGGGGGAATCTTATGATTGCAGCAATTTATTCAAGAAAATCAAAATTTACTGGAAAAGGTGAATCTATAGAAAACCAAATACAACTTTGCATGGACTATGCTAAGAACCTAGGAGTTAATGAATTTTTAGTATACGAAGATGAAGGTTTCTCTGGTAAATCTATGGATAGACCAAAGTTTAAAGAAATGCTTAAAGATGCTAAAGATAAAAAGTTTGATTATTTAATATGTTATAGATTAGATAGAATATCCCGTAATGTTTCTGACTTCTCTACTCTTATAGAAGATCTAAATAAGCTTAATATATCTTTTGTATCAATTAAAGAACAATTTGATACTAGTACTCCTATGGGACGTGCTATGATGTATATATCATCTGTATTTGCTCAGTTAGAACGAGAAACTATAGCTGAACGTGTTAGAGATAATATGTATGAGTTAGCTAGAACAGGAAGATGGCTAGGAGGTATGCCTCCATATGGTTTTATTAGTACTCAAATTAACTACTATGATGAAAATATGAACCAAAGAAAAATGTATAAACTTAAAGTTGATGAAGATACAATAGAAATTGTTAAATTGATATTTGATAAATATTTAGAGCTTAGATCACTTTCAAAACTTTATAAATATATGTATGAGAATGGAATTAAAGGAACTCGTGGAGGTAACCTTGATCCTAGTGCCTTATCTTTAATCCTAAAAAATCCAGCATATGTTAAAGCTGATAAAAGTGTAGTTGATTATCTAAGAAAGTCTAATATAGATGTTATGGGAGATATAGACAATATACATGGTATCCTAACTTATGCTAAAAATACAGATAGTCCTATAGCTGCTGTTGCTAAACATAAAGGTGTTATAGACTCGGATAAATGGATTGAAGCACAAAGGCTACTTAATGCAAATAAGGCTAAAGCTCCTAGAGCTGGAACTGGAAGTAAAGCATTATTATCAGGTCTTTTAAAATGTTCTAAGTGTGGCTCTAATATGAGAATTACTTATAAAAACTCTAAAAGCGGCACTATCTATTATTACATATGTGGAACAAAGAAATCTTTAGGAGTATCAGCTTGTGATTGTAGAAATATCAGATCTGATAAGGCTGAATCTAAAGTTATAGATGAATTAAAAAATAAAAGTATTAAATCTATAATGTCAAGTTATAAAGATAGCAAGTTAGAAAACTCTAAGAATAGTAAAAATATAAAAACTGAGATAAACTCAATAAATAATCAAATTAAAGAAAAGGAAACATACATTGATAATTTAGTTATGCAACTAGCCAAGGTTACCGAAAGCTCTGCATCTACTTTTATAATCAATAAATTAGAATCTTTAAATAATGACTTATCTAATTTAAAATCACAATTAGAATCTTTAAATACTATGTCTATGGAAAATAATCAAGTTGATATTAATATAAATATGCTTATAGATAATTTAAATAAATTCAATAAAGAAATTGATACCTCTGATATCAATAAGAAGAGACTGTTACTATCTACAGTAGTAGATTACATGACATGGGACTCTGATACAGACACAATAAAGGTAAACCTAATAGGTATCAATTCAAGTAATACTATAGCTTCAGGTAAATAGGAACTTTAATACATTTATCTGAAGCTATTTCTATGTCAGATAAGGTCGCAGTTTTATCCAAACGTCCTGCATCTATAAAAAGTATCTATAATATAGATTTAAAAATATCAGAAACTAGAACTCCTATAATATCAAGAAGTGCTGAAAATTTTAAAGACTATTTTAATATCTTGTGGAAGGAGATTGATTCTAGTGAAACAAAATAATGTATCACAAGGTCATAAACAATATTTAAAATCGCTAAAAAAAGAAAAGAATCTAATCTTTTTTTATCAAATATTTATATTGGTTGGATTTATAGCTCTTTGGGAATTACTTGCTAGACTTAATATAATAGATGTATTTCTATTTAGCAAACCTAGTGATATTTACAATCTTTTTATAAAATATATTCAAAATGGAGAATTATTTAAGCATATATTAATATCTAGCTATGAGACAATAGTTGGATTAGCAGTTGGTACAATTCTTGGAATATTAGTAGCTATAATGCTTTGGTGGTCAGAAAGATTGTCTAAAATACTTGATCCATTTTTGGTTGTACTAAATGCACTTCCTAAAACAGCATTAGCACCAATTTTAATAGTTTGGGCTGGAGCTGGTGTAAATGGAATAATAGTTATAGCTATTACTATATCTGTTGTTGTTACTATATTATCCGCCTATAATTATTTTATAAGTGTTGATGAGGAAAAAGTCAAAATGCTTAAAAGTTTTGGAGCATCAAAACTTCAAATTCTTACAAAATTAATATTTCCTTCTAACATAGGAAATTTAATAAATTTAACTAAAATTAATATAGGTATGGCTTGGGTTGGCGTAATAGTAGGTGAATTCTTAGTATCTAGATATGGTCTTGGGTACTTAATAGTTTATGGTGGCCAAGTTTTCAAATTAGATTTAGTAATGATGGGAGTAATAGTATTAGCCCTTTGTGCTTTAATTATGTATCAAGTTTTAAATATAGCAGAAAAAATTTATAAAAGTAAAAGATAAAATTTAATATAAAAACAAAATAACTGAGTTCAAGTTTGTTATAAACAGGCTTGAACTCAGTTATTTTTTATATATTACAATATCCTATTATTTCATAATCTGTTGGTACGTCATAATTTCTATTACCGTTTTCTAAAGTCCATTTTAAATCAAACATAGTCGTATCAATTATTAATGAAAAGTATAGCATAACTATCCCTACATCAACTTTACCTTCATACTCACTTGCAAATTCATCTTTTCTTACTGCAAGAATCACTTTGCCTCCATCAATTATAAATCTCCAAGGTTGTCTATTTAATGTAGATGGTGCCATTCTAGCAAAACTAAATGCATCTAATAATCCTCTTTCTTCTAATAATTCTATGGTTGCATTTTCTCCCCATTTATCTAGATAAACGATCTTTTCTACACCTAATCTAGATGAATCACCAGTAGCTGATTTAGTTTTTACAGTATCTCCATAACCTAGTGCAATAATTGCTGTAACTTCCTTATCTGATAAAATTTCAAGCTTTTCTTTTATAAGCGAACTCTCTTTAAAGGTAACCCAACATGAGTCGATTCCTAAGTCCATGGCCTTTAGAGTTAAGTTTTCTCCTATATATCCTGAATTTTCTATGTATCCTTTATCTGTATCAGATAAAATGATTACATAGTTTGGTGCTTCTATCATATGTCCATTATATCCTGCTATTTTATCAAGTTTTGGATATAATTTATCTTTATTAAAAACTTTAACTTCAGTACTTATTTCTGGTACAAGTTTTTTAGACATATTTATATATTCTTCTATTATTCTGAAATCTGATTTTTTTATTTCTTGATTTTTAAATTTCCTTACTGACCTTTTATTGGATATAAGATATTTGTAATTCATAATTTCCCCTCCCTAAAGTTATATTAAATTTTATTTTATATTTTTTATACCCAAAATCAACACAAAGCAAACATTTTCCTGACAACTATAGTATTTTTACAAATATCTAAAATGGTTTTATCACCAATCAATTTATTTTTTAATAATATACATTATCTTTAATTTTAAGGGGTGATTTTTTTGCTAAAAAAATTAATAATATTAATAACTTTAATTACTAGCCTATCTTTACTTCTCATTGGATGTACTCCTAAATCTCAAAGTATTAAATCTAAAAATTTAAATAAGCTAACTGTTGCAGAGGTAACCCATTCAGTATTTTATGCTCCACAATATGCAGCTATAACTCAAGGTTTTTTTGAGGAAGAGGGCATTGAGTTAGACCTTATAAATACTCAGGGAGCAGATAAAACAATGGCTGCACTTCTTTCTGGAGAAGCAGATATAGGACTTATGGGACCAGAAGCATCTATTTATGTATATAATAAAGGGAATTCAAATTATGCAGTAAATTTTGCGCAATTAACTCAAAAAGATGGAAGCTTTTTAGTTGCTCGTGAAAATACTGATAGTTTTTCTTTTGAGGATTTAAAAGGTAAAGAGGTTTTAGGTGGTAGAAAAGGTGGGGTTCCTGAAATGACATTAGAGTATGTTATGAAAAAAAATGGTCTAACTATAGGAACTGATACTCAAAACGATAAAGTAAACGTTAGAACCGATATTCAATAGTCAGTTTTATGATAACAGTTAATATTTATATATATAACTACATAAATTAAGTTTAAATTTTGAGATATCAATAATTGCTTAAGTGCTATTTTTGATGCAGATTACGCTCAAACTTTTAATTGAATCTTATTATCTTCTTATAAAAATCTGTTTTAATCTTAGAATTAATTTGTCTAGTTTTATATAATAAATTTATCCATTATTTCTTCTCAAAGTAAGCATTTTTTTTAATATTTTTTAATTTATATAAAACAAAAGTAAGATAGATATTTATACTATCTTACTTTTGTTTTAACATAACAATTAACATCTAATCAATATTAAATTAAAAACAATATTATAAAATATTACTTAATTTATTAAAAAAATACCCTAAATTATATATTTGTAACATTTTTATACTAATTAACATATTTTATTTTAAACGAAAGGAGAGATATCAACTATGAACAAAGATTTATACTCTATGATAAATATGCTATTATGGGATTTAACTGTTGCCCAGAGAAATATTCAAATTTTACATTGGAATATAAAAGATTCTAGTTTTATATCTATACATGAGTATTTGGGTCAAGTTTATAATGCTTTAAATAATTATATTGACATGACTGCTGAACAATTAAGATTTCAAGAGGAATTTCCTAAAGGAAGTCTTTCTGATGCTATAAAAAATTCAAAAATACCTCCTATCTCATCTTCTAGAAATTATTCTCAAAAAGAAGTTTTATGCCTAGCTATATCAAATATTATAGCACTTAGAAAAGCTGCATATGATATAGCATCTTTTGATAATGACAATACAGAACCTAACTTAATAAGTGGATTTGATGAGCAAGTTTCTTATTACTCAAAAGTTCTTTACTTTTTAAGAAGCTCTTTACTTGAAGATTGTAATTAATATGTCTATCAAATTAAAAGATTTAATAAAAAATATAAAAATACTTCTACTCAAACTTTAAAATATAATTGCTACTGACAAAATTAATAAACGGAGATTTAATTATACAAAATAGGATTAGTTATTTCATAATTTTATGTAATACGTAATCTTAATATTAAAACACTTAGTTTTTAAGCTAGGTGTTTTTATTATTTGTGTACATTATCATAACTTTAAAATTGTGACATATGACTATATCTAACTATTTAAATAATTTTTTTAAACATAAAACTATGTATTTCATGCCTATGCTTACAAAACCCTTTATTTTTAATGGTTTTAAGCATTATATATAATTTATATCAGTCATTTGACAATACCTAAAAGTTATCACCATAAATTACATAACTTATCAACAGATTTTTAAAAGTTATTAATAATTTTACATGTGTTAATAGTATGCTCCCAAAGGAGTATATTTTTTTGGAAAAATTAAGGAAAAGTTTTTAAAAAGCATTGTTCGTGTCACGTATACGTGATATGATATAAATATAGAAAGGAGGTAAAGAAATGGTCAAAAAAATAAAAGAGTTCACGGAAGTGGTTAAAACACTTACGGAACTCGCACTTGAAATAGGAACTCTAGTAGCAGTAATCAAAATGATACTAGAAAGCCTATAAATCCTTAAGGGTGGTGTTCCTACCACCACCCTTACTTTTATAATAATATATGACCATTTTAATTACAATGAAAAATAATAAAAAAGAATTAGTAAAAAGTGTAATTAATTTAACTTTAGCTTTAATTAAATTCATCGGAGCTATAGCTCTTGTAGTATTAGCATTAAAATATTTATTTTCATAGGAGGTAAAAGTTATGTGTAGCTTTAAAGGATTATATTCATTTTCAGAGGCAACTAAATTATGGGAACTAAAAGATTCTACACTAAGAAAGGCAGTTGAAACTGGAAAATTAATAGCTGATGAAGATTGTAAAAAATTTGGTAGGGACTGGGTTGTAAAAGAAAGTGCAATGATTAGAGAATATGGGAAAAAAAAGGAATAAAGTAAGTAATAAAAAGGTGTATTAGTTGACACTAGTATCCCTTTTCTAATTAATAGTTTTATCAACTATGGTTTATTAGATGTATATTATACCCGATTATATCAACTCTAAAATACCAAAATTTATATCAAAATAGTAACTTTATAAGTGTTTTGTTTGTTTTTGTTCTAGGTATAAATTTAATAATTCTATTTACATATAAATATGAATATAAAATAATATTTAGGAAATAATTACAAATATTATTTCTAAAAAAAGGGAATTTATATTCCAATATCGAATAAGAGGTGATATAATGGGTAAGGTTACATACTTATTTAACAACAAGGGGGAAAAAGAAATGTTTAGTGTATTTGATATAGCTAATTACTTCTTAAGCAAAGAGCCTATGACAAATAAAAAACTTCAAAAACTTTGTTACTATGCTCAAGCTTGGTACTTAGCCCTACACAAAGAGCCTCTTATCAATTCTTCTTTCGAGGCTTGGGTTCATGGTCCAGTGTCTAGAGACTTATATTCAAAATATAAAAACTTTAGAGCAAATCTTATACCATTAAATATAAAAAATATTCCTGGATTAAATGAGGATATAATAGATCATTTAGAAACTGTATTTAATACTTATGGTGGTTTTAATGGTGATGAATTAGAAATTTTAACTCATTCAGAAGATCCTTGGATTAAAGCTAGACTTGGATATGAAGAGTGGGAACCATGCAATGTGGAAATAGACCCTGAACTTATGAAAAAATATTATTGGAGTATATATGCACCCGAAGAAAACTAACAAATTTGGTAAACAGACATTTACTAAGATTAATATACCCGATAAAAAGAAAAACTTTCCTATAGATCAAGAAACTATGCAAATCCTAAGAGATAGAAATAAAGAAAAGATAATGTTTTCTTTTAGATTTTTAGATTTAAAAACAGAACCTTTCAACTTAGGTGGAGTTTGTGAAAAATGGTATCCTGAACTGTTTCAAATGTTATCTAATGTGTCTAATTATACTAGAAATGATTTAACATTAACGAAAGGAACTTATAGATGCCATCCTCACGATTGGGATCAACTTGATTATAAATTCAACTTCGATGATGATTTTTTAGATCAAGTCGATTGTAGACAGATACGTATAGGTAAAAGTAAAGGTGGTATTCATGGTTTTTTAATAGGAAATACTTTCTATATTGTATGGCTAGATAGACATCATAACCTCTATCCTATGGATAGACATGGTGGATTAAAAATATTTAAACCTCCAGAAACATGTTGCTCTTACAGAGATGAAGAGCTCGACAAGTTAGAAAAAGAAAACAAAGAGCTTATGGAAATATTAGACTCATATACTAGTACTAATTAAACCCAAAAGAGCATCTAGTTAAGATGCTCTTTTTATTAAACACATTATATTAATTCTAAAAACTCAGACTTAACATACCCAAGTCCTTTCTTTCCTTTAAATACTTCTATGCTTACCCATCTATTTAGACAATATTGTAAATTCACTATATCTCCATATTTAACTTATCCTATAACTTTATAATCTGTACTTCTAGCATATCTAATATTTAATACTTATCCATATGGTTATTAACATTTTTAATATGCAAATAACTAAAAAAGTAGCCATTAACTATCTACTTTTTTTAATCATCTAAAAGTCACAGTTTAAAACTGTGCTTTCTACTTAACAATGCCTTTATTTGTTCTTACATGAATATTTAATGAATTTGATATATATAAATATATTACTAAAGTTCAAGTTATAAGTTCAAATCAATTTTACTTATTTTTAATTTATTTCTTTCTTCAATTAATGAATTTATATCAATACCCAGTACCTCACTAAATATATATAGTTTTTTACATTAAGACTTAAAGTAGCCCTAGATTAAATTAGCTATGAAGTTATACCAAATAAGATAAATTGTAATTTATTTATATATTTTCCATTTTTTGTAATAAAAATTTATGTTATTATAAATATAGAATTATATAGGAGGGATATTATGAAAAAAGGGTTAATCGGTATATTAAGTAGTATTGTCATTTTAGGCTCTGGATTTTTTGTAAGTAATATGAATACATCAAATAAAGATGTACATAAAAATGAAAAAACTAAACAGGAAAAAGTAATAAAAGAAGAAAAGAATAAAAAAGAAGATAATAAAGACGATTCTAAAAAAATAGAAAAAGATAAAGATGTTGTTGAAAAGGCAACAGAAAATAGTAAGAATACGGATTCTGAAGAAATCAAAACAGAAACTTCTAAAAATAAAAAACCTGTAGAAACACCACAAGCTGAAGTAAAACATAAAGTTATAGAAAGTAAAAATATAGAAAAAGATATAAATCAATCAGATTATAAAAACATTCAAAAAAATGATGAAACATCATTAGAAAAGAAAATTACTCAAGAAAAAAACATCCCTTGTGATAATCCTCAAAGTTCATATAGTTATGGAGGTTCCTTAGCAGATGATGGATATGCTGGGGACATAAGCAATGTTCCAGGAACAGAACCATCAACCCCAGGACCAAATATTGGTGCTGATTTAGATTAAAAAAGAGTACCAAATAAGTTTTTTATTTGGTACTCTTTTTATCTATTTATTTTCTTATAACTTGTACTTGTATTGCTTCTATAGCTTTACCGTATATACCTGCATAGTCATTTAAATCTATAACCCAAGGAAGCCATCTACCCTCTACATATACGCTATATTCAACACTATAGTTATCTAATCCTATTAATTGCATTTGTAACCCATCTATATTTTTACCATATATACCTGCATAATCACTTCTATCTTTTACCCAAGGTAACCAAGTTCCATTTACTGTATGGACTCTATAGCTTATACTTCCTTGATTTAAGTTAGCATATATAGCTTGTATAGGGCTTCCAAAAATTCCTGCAAAATCATTTGCTTTAGTTACATTAGGAAGCCATCTTCCATTTGTATATACTTGATAAGTAACATCAATATTTTTATTTGGTAATATGTCAGAGGATTCATTCCAAGTAACTCCATTGAACTTACATATTCCTTTAGCTATTGCTTTAGCAAATCCATCTTTATTGTTCATTATTAAATTATAGTCCTCTTCATTAGTTATAAATCCTAATTCAACCAAACAAGCAGGCATGTTAGATTCTCTTACTACATGTAAATTTCCTTCTTTTACACCTCTATCTTTAGTGTAAAGCCCTGCTTTTATTAATTCAGAGTGCACAACATCAGCTAAATCTCTATATTTGAACTTATAGCAATAAGTTTCTAACCCTTGTGCATTAGGATTTTCAGAACTATTACAGTGTATTGATACAAATGAGTTTACCCCTAATTTATTAGCTTCATTAGTTCTATCATTTAAAGTAACAAATACATCCGTAGTTCTAGTATTTATATTCTCTATATTTTGATTTTTTAAATATTCAGCAACCCTATTAGCCACATCTAAAACTATGTCTTTCTCTAAACATCCATGAACTCCTGGTGCCCCTGAATCATATCCTCCATGTCCTGGATCTGTCATATTTTTTTTCATAATTAATTCCTCCTAACATTTATTTTTTATATATAAATAGCTATTTAAATATCTTATTTTTTATAATAAAACCTAGTATACACTATTTTTGATTACAAAAATTTTATTACTTATTAATTGTTTGTTTTACAATCTGGTTTGTTGCTATTGCCCCAAAGCTACAAATTATACCTTGTAAAATACTTGTAGAATTCAATCCCATTATAGATATACTAAAACCAATACCTAAAACTAATAAAATCCAAGGTATACTCCAATCTTTTACTTTTGGTGTTTTCTTTAAAAACATTCCTACAACATAAAGAGCAGCTACTAATATCAGTAACTGCTCAGGTACAAATTTAATTATTGTTTCCATTTAACTTATCTCCTTTTTATTTAAATAAATGATTTTGTATTGCATAAAAAAAGAAACCTATAACACCACTACATATAAAGCCAAAGCCCCATTTTAATGTGTTTACAAGTCCTTCTATACTTTTACATAAATTATCTATTTGTATTTCTCTTTTAGCATCACTCTGTTCTAATTTATCTAATCTTTCAGAATGATTATTAATACGTCTTTCATGTGCTTCTAACATATGGTCTGCTACTTCATTATTCATACACCCTCCTAAAAATTGCATAAAAATAGAACTATCTTTTATAGTCCTTCATTATTTATTGTCTTCAGTTATCTTTATCGGTAAATTATTAATAGGCTTATCATAATCTTCGCCAGTTATTTCTTTAAACTGTTCTTTTGTTATTCTTTCAGCTTGAACAAATAACCTAACATCATCTACCTTATATATTTTTAAATCAAAATATTTCTTTGCCATTTCAAAATACCATTTATCCATTTTTAATTACCTCCTAATGTTAATGATTTTAATATTAGATTAGCAACATCTTTTTCTATATCTTTAACTTGTATATCTTTATTAACTAAATTTAAAGTTGTTTGAGCCATATTACTATTTAAATTATTTATTTCAATATCTTTGTTAATTGATTTTAAAGTTGCTTGTGCTAAGTTTATATTTAATTCCTTAATTTGAATATCTTTTTCTAGACTTTCTTTTATTAAAAATGCATTTTGTTTTTCTAATAAATCAGTTCTAGTTGGCTTTGACTTTTCATACTTAAAAGGAATTATTTCAAATATATCTTTATCTTCAATTGTATAAAGTTCTTTTAACTCAAAGTTTTCTTTTAATTTAAAATCATTTGTTAAGCATCTTAGATATTCCCATAATTGTTGATTAATCATTATATTAGGGCTAGGAATAGCTTCATTATATTCATCTAAATAAAACCCATTAAAAGTAAAACTACCTTCTTTATAATGTAAATAAATTTTCAATTTAGAACCTCCTATCTTCCAATTGCAATCCACTGGATTCTTACGTCTTTACCATTTTCATTTTTACTTTCAAAGTCTAAAGCCTCTGCATATCCACGTGTTAAATTATCACCTGATACAGTTCCTGTTGTTTCACAATATCCACCGTAGCTATTTGATGCTACGTTACCTGTACAGTGTGCATATTCAGAAAATGCTATAGGATAGTATAAATAACCATGTGCCCTATAACCATCAAATTTTATTATTGTACTTCCCCACTGTATTATCGTACCATTAGGAAATTTTTGATACCCATTAGTTTGGCTATTTTTTCCCTCAAAATCATTCAATTTAGGAATTCTATACCAATCACTCCAACTACCTTGATAATTTAGAAACCTTGAAGAAATATAACCGTCTATAGTTAAAAATATTTGTTGCTTTTCTTTTCCCCTTCTAGGTAAAACGATCAAACTTCCATATATAGAATTCGGAAAAGGTGCTCCAGGTAAAGTAGTTTCTGATCCTACAGAATATCTTCCAGGCTCAATAGTTTCATTAAAGTTAAATATATCCCCTTTATTTATATTAAGGTATTTTGTATCTAAAGAATCTTTTAAATTTAAACCAGGTAATTTAATTGAATTTAAATCAAAGCTATTTAAGTCTATATTTTCAAGTTTTTCGCAAATACTATTGTCAGCTGCTGCAAAAGATATAGGAACATAATAATTTAATTCTCTAGGTGATATAGCTCCACTATTAATTGAAAATAAAGTCTTACTTCTAAATACTCTAGGTGATACATCTAAGCATTCATATACTTCTTCTTTAGTTGTTGGATATACTACTTCAAAATTATTTTTTTTACAGAATTGTTTAAAACCTTCTTCATCGTTACTTACTAGTTTATTATTAAATACTCTAACTCTTATAGCTCCACTTACAATACTAATACCTTCTATATTATCTTTTCCATAAATACTAGTATTTAGAAATTTATCACATATTAACGGAACATTATTACCTAAATCACTTTGGAAAAGTACAAACATTTTACTTTTTGTACCTGTGCTTTGCCCAGCATCAATACCCCAGTTTTCACTACCACTTATAATTTTACGTTTACATTTTTTATGATAATATGTTTTTCCATTACGTTCACATATATAATCAAAATAAGAATCATTAATACCTCTTACAATAGGCTTCTTCCATACTTTATCTATAGGATCATAATATAATAAATTCTTTTTACTATATATACTTTCTGTGTAAGGTTTTAAATCTGTTGAAAGAGTTATATTTAAACTTTTAATATCTTCATTTTTAACAGTTACAGCTACAAATCCTATATCTGAATTAGTAAATGTTTTAGTGTATGGATTTTTAACATTAAAATATTTATAGTCTATAGGATTTTTATTGTTATCATAAAATCCCATGTAGGCAAATTTATCTCCAGTTACAACACTATTAGTTAAACCACTTACATTTATTGAAAAATCACCTTCTGGAACTTTTATAAAAGCTACATTATAGTCTTTAGGGTTATTAGGACTAGATGGAACAGCTAAAGCTCCACCATCACTTACATATTTACCATTTATACATTCATTAGGGTTAAATAAATTATTTTCAGCTTTAAAAGTTGATATTTCTATATTATCAACACCATCACCTATAGACTTAATACCTTCAAAATAGGTATCTATTTTTTCATTGCCTTCTACTAAAACAATTTTTACATTTTTTACATCATCTAAAGTAAACCTTTGACCTTCTTTAGGATATAAATGAATAAATGATTCACCTATTTCAGATAAGGATGTAAAAGTTCCTTGTGTACTTGTATTACGGTTTGAAGCTGTTAAATGAAACCAATGAGAGTTATATTTTTCAGGTAATCCAAATAATCTATAACTGTAGTTGGTATTAGGCTTTATTTGTAGACTACTTAATAAAATTTGGTAATATCCATTTATACCTAAATCTCCACCAGTACCACTACCTAAAACCCATTTAGAAGGGTCTAAAGGGATTATATTGAATAATGTCTTACCTTTAAAGTAAATATCTTGTACATATCCATTTACCGTATCTACTACAATATTATTTTTATTTATTTTTTTCCCTGCATCAGAAACTATTCCATTAGCTTGATCTACAATCTTTCCAAGTTCAACTACATTAACTCTAGCATCTGTATTTTGTTTTTCTAATGTATTTTTATTAGCAACAAGGTCTTCTAAATTAGCTAAATCTTTTTTAAACTTATCAAGTTCTTTCTTAGCTTGTCCAATATACTTATCAAGTTTTTCCAATGTAGATATATCTGTAACAGATTCTATAGCCTTATCAGAGCCTACTTTTTCTCTTACATCAAATACAAATGTAGCTGTTGTTACTTGACCACTTAATGACTTAAATTCTAGTTCAGCATAAGTTAATCCACTTGCTGTTAATGCTTGATTTTTTACATTTATTTTAACTTCATCATCTTGAATAGTTATATTATCTTCTTGATATACTATAGTTCCATCTGCTTTTTTTACAAACATTTTAATTTTTTCATTTTCAAAATGATAAGGAAGTCCATTTTTATATAAAGATGCATAAAAAATAGCAGTGTCATACTGCTTTAATCTAAACTTTGGTATATGATCTTCTCTTTCTATGTCTAGCTTAAAATGAAAGTTATTTACTGCCAATACTATCACCTTCTTTTTCTGTATATAATCTCCAATACTCTTTATTTTCAATAATATTATTATTTAAATCATTTTCTTTTAAAGCATCTATAAATACTTCTTTATTTCTTTCTTCTTCAAATCCTTGTCTTTTAGCTGTTACAACATATTTAAAGGTAAAATCTTTTCTATCCGATTCAACTATAAAATAATCTTTTGTTTGTTCCTTTATTCTGTAATCTCCCCAGCCTTGCTTTATTATTTCAACTGTATAATCTAAATCAAGATTAACACTATCTTTAAATATATTATCTAATATAACTACTCTTTCATATGTAACTTTATTACCATGATTAACTTCTTCTACAGTTAATGAATGCATACTTCTATCTGTTAAATAACTTTCGCAATCCTCTACACTATAGAATAATCTTTCACCGTATTTTTCAGTCTTTTGAACACAGTTTTTATTCCCAGATACTGTGAAATCTCCATTAATATGCATTCCATTATCTGCAATGAACTTTAACTTAGATACTAAAGTTCCGATATCAGATACGAAAAAATATCCATTACCGATTGAATCCCAAAATGCAAACTTACCAGGATTGAAACGAGCATATTTATGACCATCTTTAGCAAAGAACGTTTCAGCCTCTGAAATTAAGCCATATCTATTTCCTGAAAAGGCATGAAATAATTCAAAAGTTTCATGTCCATTCCTAACTCTCCAATAACCATTAGATTGATTTGCAACGCCCCAGTAATTAGTTGCTTTATTTATAAAATCATTATTATCTGATGTGTACATCTTATTTAAACCGTCTCTATCTAAGATTAAATTTTTATGATCTATGCAAATATCTTCTCTTAGCATTATTGGATATGGGGCTTCGCCTGTTTTATTATATTTATCAAATAAAATATAAAACGGGAATTTTCCATTTGTAGCATCAGGGTTTTCATAAGCTATCCCTGAATAACTATTTACAGTGTTAGCTAATATTATTCCTGGAGTTTCAGTATTAAATAATCTTGCAGAAAATAACTTTCCTATTGGATTGCCTACTCCATCCCAATCATAAAAATTCATTATATTTCCAGCTAATTCTATAGATCTAATTCCATTTTTTAAAAACTTAACTCCATTTGTACCAGATAAATCAATTTGTAAGCTTCCATCCTTATTCTGAATCATTATTGTACTAAGTATACCAGTTGCTATTAAACTAGCGTTTATAACTCCATTTATAGTAAAACCATACTTATATTTGCCTCTGTAGCCATCTTTAGAAAAAGCCAATCCATTTTTATTTAATCTACAAACATTTTGAGCTAAATTTAAATCCTTATTGTCAGCTACTATAATTTCATTTTGTCTAGGAATTACATAACTGTCTTTAATACCTGAATTTATCATACTTTGGATAATATCTTGTACGTTATTATTTTTAGTATCTTTTATTATAGAGTTTAGCTCTGCTAATATATCCGAAGTAGTTATAGACTTTTGACTTATATCTGTATTTGATAGCTCAATTTCTATAGTTCTTTGTCTTAAAACATCATATTTTTTTCTAATACATCTAACATTAACATGTACTTTATGTTTTTCTTCATATACATTGACTGTATCACCTAAATAGACTCTTTCAGCTTGTACATAGTTTTTATATTCCTCTGTATATTCAAGTTGTACAAAGTTAATTTTATATGATGCTCTTAATTCATCTATATGCTTTTGTGTAAACTCTAACTTCGCTAATCTCTTAAGTTCCTCTTGCGCTTCTTTAAGTGTGTTAAATCCTTCATCAGGATTTTTTTCATCCCTTACCTTTACAGATTCATATTTAATTTCTTTCGTCTTAACAGCACTATATTTCTTTATAAGAGGACTATCTATATATCCATCTATAGTTATACCATCAAATCCAGTTGGCTTAATTCTAGTACATACATTATCTATATCTGTTTTAGCTTCAAATCCAGTTAGATTTTTTCTGGAACGTATTTGAACACCTCTATCTGCTCCTATTCTATTGTTTATAGAAACAGTGTACCCTCTTCTTAAGGTTTCTCCACCCCATCTATTTATAAAAGATTGATCACAATCATATATAGCTTGATATACATTCATTTTCATATAATAAGCTGTGTTAATCTTTTCTATATCTGAAAAGAGTTGTATATCTTTTTTACCTATTGATTTTTGTCTTAACACTGATAATGCACCTTGCCCACTAGTATCTGTTGGTCTAGTATCCTCAATCCACATATCAAGCATTTCAGATATTGTAATTTGTCTAGCAAATACTTTTACATCTCTACTACTTCTATTTACTTTAGCTATTCTAAAATATTCATTTCCATAGTCTAACTGGACCTTGATAATAGCCTCCTCAATTAAAGATTCATGAACTCCTTCTTTATCTATCAAAGAAACTAAATCTAAATAATACTCACCAGTTAAAAGATGTTCATCTGTTTTAGCCTCTATTATTATATTATCAAGTATCTTATCCCCATTTGAATAAACAACTTCATCTGGATTTGCATTTTGATTAAAGATACATACTTTTACTATTTTTTTATTACTCATAATATATACTCCTATTTAAATGCTGTCCTTGGTAGTATCTCAATTTTAGATACATTACCTACCCAACTAATTTTATTATCACCTCTTGTTAATACGAAGAAATGTCCAATCATATCTCTAGTTTTGCTTAATCTATCTTTATCTGTGCACTCTAAAAGCTTACTATCTAACTCAACATAATCATTAATATTATTGATTATAATGGTATTTGAGTTTATAGTAAGCTGTACATTACCTTGCCCATATATTTTTATATTGCATTCTCCTGGTATCGTTCCTACATAGAATATATTAGTGCCTGAATTTAAAACTATAGGAGTTTCATTTGCTAAATATCTAAATGGATCACATATAAATTCTATTTCTATTGAACACATATGCATTGTAGGATCTGTTTTTTTAGAAACACTTTTTATTAGATATTTAAAGTTACAGTTCGTAAAACAAATTAATTCCTTACCTATAGAATTATCAATCCATTCTTCAACATCAAAAATCCTACTATAAAAGCTTTCAAGAGATTCATTTGATCTACGTTTTAAGTCAAACCCAAAACGTAACTTTCTATCTGGATAAGTACCTTTTCTTTCTGTTAGTGTCCCACTTCTACCTTCTACTGGAGTATGTTCTATATCTTCATTTATACTTTCTATATCCATTAAATACATATGTAACCCTAAGCTATAGAAAGAGTTTATACCATCTATTTGAATATATGCTTTAATAATTATCACCCCCATAATATAAAAAGTAATCCTTAATATGCAAATTTAGGATTCCTTTGTTCATTACTATCTAAAGAATTTTTTATTAATTCAGCTTTAGAGTAAATAAGTTCTTCACTATCTAAGTAAATCTTTGGATCAAGAGATTTTAAAGTTTTATTTAAAGATGAAATAACTCCTGAAACATCTGAATGATTATTTTTATCATTATTTTTTTCTATGATATCAAAATTGCTCTTTGATAAAATGGAACTTCCTAAAGAAATAGATTCATATTGTACTTTAGCTTTCATGTCAGAAACAAGTCCATGTACTTTACCTTTAAACTTTTCTTGCATCTTAGGGAATTGTTTAGACATACCAACTTCTGTACCTTCTACAGTATATTTACCTATAGGAATCATTTTTCTAGCTGGAGAATGGATTCCTAAAGCCGATTTTGCACCATCAACTATTCCACCAAAAAAATCATGAATTTTACTTTTAAACCATCCTGCAGCTCCTGTTATACCGTTCCATACACCATGAACTATATTTCTACCAATAGAAACCATCTTTCCAGGTATAGATCTAACAGTATCAACAACAGCATGTACTAGTCTTAAAGCTGCATTTTTACCCGTATTCCAAAGGTTACTTCCCCAAGCTGCTACTTTAGATATTGCATTACAAAGCCAAGTCCATATTTTACCTGGTAGCTGACATATATAGTTTATACAATCTGAAACAAATTGACTGGCTATAGCTTTAGCCCTAGCCCACATTTGAGACCCCCAAGCAGAAACTTTATTTATTGTTATACATAACCAAGTCCATATTTTACCTGGTAATTGACATATATAATTTATACAATCTGAAATAAATTGACTAGCTATAGTTGTAGCTTTATTCCACATCTCTGAACCCCAGGCAGCCACTTTATTTATTGAATCACACAACCAAGTCCATATTTTACCTGGAAGTTCTGAAAACCATGTTCCTACATTGTTAATCCAAATGGGTACATTAGTCACTAAATAATTCCAAATTCCAACTCCCCACATAATAATTTTAGTTACTACAAAACCTAAAGCGAATCCAATTTTATTTGGTAATTCATTAAACCAATTAAAAATATTAGTAATCCATGAAGGAATTGTTACTACAAAAAAGTTCCATACATTAGTACCCCATGTTTGTATTGTAAGTAATGCATTAGCGGCAAAGTTAATTACAGAAGTTTTCATATTATTAAAACCATTTACAAAAAACATCTTTATATTGTTTACTAAGTTATTTATAAAGTTTCTAAAGCCATCACAGTGTTTATAAGCTAACATAAAAGCTCCAGCAAATGGATTAACTATAAATAATAATATTTCTTTCCAATCAGATTTAAAAAAATTAATTATGCTATTAAATGCATTTGGTATTGTATCAGTAAAAAATGTGCATATTGAATTCCATGCTGTAATACAAGCATTTTTTACAGCATCCCATAATCCAATCCAAAAGTTTCTAAAGCTTTCAGATGTATTCCAAAAATAAATAAAAGCTGCTACTAAAGCTCCTATGGCCATAACTAATAAACCTATAGGATTCATTTCCATTACAGCATTCCAAGCCTCCTGTGCTAAAGTAGCTAAAGTAACTTTTCCAGTAAGTAAAGCAACAACTGTTTCTCCTAGAGTCAACATTCCATTAAATGCTCCTTGTGCTATAGTAGCTCCTTCAGCATTCATTGAAAATAAAGCTATTGCTAATTGAGCTTCTTGAAATGCAGAAATAATGCCTTTTACAATCATAAAACCTTTAAATGCTAACACAGCTCCACCAATGGTTGTTGCTAAAAATGAAATAGTCCCAATATTAGATGCTATCCATCCACCAAAATTTAAAAGAGCTGGTATAACAACGGTAGTTAATACATTAGACAAATTTGTAAAAAAGTCTACTAAGGGCTTTAATTGAGGAAACATAGTACTTATTGCATTCCCTATCCCTTCTTTACCAACTAAAGTAGTAAACTCTTCTAGTTTAGGCATTAACCCTTGTAATCCATATTTCATTTTATCAAATATAGGTTTTGCCAATGCTCCAGCCAACATTGATAAGTTATCTTCTAATGTTGACATCATACCTGAAAAAGTTTTTGATTGATTCTCCATAGCTCCAGTTGTATGACTTGCAATACTATCTATTGCTTTATTATAAACATCAGCTGTAACCTTACCTTCACTAGCTAGTTTTTTAACCTGTGAAACAGGAACTCCCATAACTTCACCTAAGGCTTTAAATATTGGAATACCTCTATCTTGAAGTATATTTAAATCTTCAGTATATGCAACTTGTGCTTGTTGAACTTGAGAATACTGTCTAACCATTTCTTTCAAACTATCTTCTTGTATTCCAAAGGCCGAACCCATGTTACCAAACTTAGTTAATTGGTCAAACAATTCTTTCCCATGAAATCCAGCATTAGTTAATTGTTTGGCCATTGTATCTACTCCCATTTTAGTAAAAGGAGTTTCAGCTGCATATTTTTCAATATCTTTCATCATCTGGGACGCTTTTGATTGACTTCCTAAAATAGTCGCCCATGCAACCTGTGCTTGTTCTGACATAGCATTATAACTAATTCCTGTTTTAACAACTTCAGTGGCATAATCTTTGACTTTATCTAATATAAATAATCCACCTAAAGTAGCTGCACATTTTTTTGCAATAGAGGATATAGAGCTTATATTTCCTTTTACTTCAGAAGATCCTCGTCTACTACTACCTTCTATTTCACTCCAAGCTCTTTTCCAAGCTTGAGAAGAGCTCATTCCAGCTCTTTTATATTCATTAGCTAATCTATTAGCTTCTTGATATAGTTCTCTAGTTCCTCTTCTCGCTCCAGAACTATCTATCCTGGTATCAATTACAATAGTTCCATCTGACATATATCACCCTCCTTTCATTTGAATTTGGGTATAAAAAAATACCTACTATTTCTTAAGTAAGTACATCAAGATCTAATACTCCATCCCCCATTAATATTTTAGCAATTTCATCTTCTTTTTCTTTTTGCTCTTTATCTATATACTCAGGAAGTTTATATATTTGTTTCATCTTTTTATAAAATGCTTTTTCTTCTTTATCCTTTATTTTAGATAAATCAGATGCTCTATATTTCATTATTTCACAAATCTTATTATCTTCTTTTAAAGATTCAAACATTGCTTTAAATTTCCACCAATGTAAATCGTTTATATCTTGTAAATCTATATTATACTGACTTAAAAAAGCACTATAGATATAACTATCATCATATTCATAAGAATATACTCTCTCTACCTTAGAATGGCTATTTTCAGTATTTTTATCTTTATTCTCAGTTTCTTTGCCGCAACTATAAAACCATAATATTTTATGTATAGCGTCTTCAAAGTATCTTTCTGGTGGTATTGAAGGGTAATACAATTCTAAAGCTTGAATACATTTAAATTCATCAGAAATAGAATCATCATACATCAATAATTCAAATAAAATAGATGTACGAAAATCTGAATTAATTTTGTACATCTTCTTTCCTATTTCTACTTTTGTAGGTAGTAAATCAATAAGTATATTCATTATTTTTTATTATACTTTTTATTATAAATTTTCTTATTTTGATGATTTGGATGTCTTTTAGCAACTCTATTTGAAGAATATTTATTTATAGATTGTTGAAATTCTTTTTCAACATTTTCATCTTCTTTACTTATGCCTATAGCCAACTCTTCAAATGCTTTCATAGCTAATTTAAGATTTCTTTTACCCTTAAATATTCTTTCACTTACACCTTTGCCTAAAATATTATCCATACATTCTGAAACTATAATTACAGTTTCTCTTATCGCTTCTATCCTAGTTACATTATTGCTTAATTTGTTAAGTTTTTCAGGAACTTTTTTCATTTCCTTTTCTATAGTTTCAGATACATCTAGATCCATTGTATCTAATTCAAAATCTTCACCTAAAATCTTTATCATTACATGCACCCCTTTAATTATTCTGTTTTAGCTTCAAACCCTTCTGTAAAGGTCTTAGTAGATGTATCAAAGGTTCCTACTACTAAGTCTCCCATACCTAGTAATTTCCCTTTAGCACTCATTTCATTGTCTTTAGCTTCAAAATCGTCTATAGATACAGCTACCTTAAACTTTCTTGCTCTAAATCCATTCTCGGCTTTTGCAGGCTTATCTAAATCTACCTTTATATATTCTGTTTCAGCATCTGCTCCAATTTTTTGAAGTTCTCCAATGTTACATATAAAATCTATGGCTTTTTCATCTCTTATCTGGTCTGTTTCAAAACCAAATTCAGTTTCATATCCTGTTATACTTGTTGTTGCTGATTGTTCATTTATATATTGTTTGCTTTTTGTTTTAGCACTTGGACTTTCATTTAACTCCGTAAATCCTACACCCATAAAAACAAACTCCTTACCAACCTTTAAATAGTCAGCTACTGTTTTTCTCTTTCTTACAGCCATTTTATCTACTTCCCTTCCATATAAATTAATTTCATTTGTATTTGATATTGAGCTTTGTCAATATCTGTTTGAAAGGCATATCCATTGCTTGTTAGTTCTATTGATAAAGCCTCTTTATTATCTAAAATAGGTAAATTACCTTCATCGTTGTTTTGTTCAATCCACTCTGCAAATTTTTCATAAAAATTGATATTCTCTAAGTTATTAAATATATCTTCGCCATAACTTTCTCTACTTGCAAATATAAATTGTTCTTGTCTTTTACTAGATCCATCAACATACTTTTTTATAATAGGGTTACATGGAACTTTTTCTATAGAATATGTAGTTGCTTCTGAATCTAAATAGTCAACTCCTATTCTTACAGCTCCATTAAACTCTTCTAAAAAAGGGCATTTTTTTATAAATTTTCTTATGCTCTCTATAATAGTCATTTATTTAGCTTTCCCTCCTACAAATGAAGCAACAGACTTTACAATTTCCGGACCTTTATCTGCCCACATTCTTTCAATCCATCGCTTACCTCTCATACCACCTTTATTTGTTCCTTGTTTTCCATTTCCTGAGTTGTTGTAATACTGTTTACGAGCATAAGGAGCTTTATATTCAATTTTCCCATTTGAAATTTCTACCTGGGTATCTTTTAATGCCCCTGTTTTAAATGGTACGTAAGGGTTAGCCATTCTAGCTACTTCATTAGTTAAAAATTCCTGGGCCTTTCCTCTTTCCTCAAGGTTTCGTTTAGCTAAAATCTTTTCTATTCCATCCATCTTAAAAGTAACATTAAGTGGCATTACTTAGCACCTACTTCCCAATGTTGTAAATATTCACTTCCAAAATCATTTTTTATTACACTTACTATAGTTCCAACTGTATAAAGACGTTCTAAATCTTTAAATTGCTTACCTCTTTCATATGAAGAAAGTTCAAAATCAACTACATCTTTTACTATAAAATCACCTTTTTTTAATGTATAAAATTTCTTTGCTACTTCTATATCCAACTTCTTAAATTCTCCAGGAGATATATATTTTTTATCTTTTGTATTAACTGTAAATGGTATGAAACAAGTTATTTTATCAGCACTTAATAAACCTTTATCACCTACTGTAACAGCTTGCTCCCCTTGCCAGTCAATATCATATAAATAAGTTCGTATATACTCTGTACGATCCGTTTCCGGATTATATATACTATTAAATAAAGTCATATTAGCCATATTTACACACCTCTATAAAGTAAATCATTTTGTAAATATATACTTATTTCTTTATAAAGATTTTCTTTGAAATTCTTTACCAATTCTTCAGAGTAAGAAACACTATGTTTACCTACACTTTCACTTGATTTAAAGCTTATTTCATCATCATATTTTTTTAATTTATCTAGAGATATACATATAGCCATTTTTATATCATCATTTAAGTTATTTTCATTGATTCTATTAAAGGTTATAGTATCTATAAATTTTCTAGCTTTAAATTCATATAAAGAAAAGTCCTTGGAAGATAATTTTCCTCCAAAGACTTCACTATAAAACTTATAATCTACATATTTATCCATAACCCTATCCTCTAGTTATTACTCTAGCTATAGGAACTAATCTATGATCTATGTATTCCTTTGTCTTTCCTTGATTATTACATAATTCCCAGTTTGCTCCCATTTCTAACTCTTCATCTGTTGGAGACAAACTGGCCATAGATGCTTTAGTAAACGATATTCCAAAAGGAGATAATACTTTTCTTTGTCTACTGTATAAAGTAGTCTCTCCACCATTTGTTTTAGGATCTCTTGCCATTTCATTAGGTACTTTAGCTCCACAGTCTGTAAATTCAAATGCACCATCACCTAATACATAAGTAGTATACTTATTATAAGCTGGTACATAGTCTGACTGTCCTTCAGTTCCTTTAGCTTCTACATGTTCCACTGGCATATTATCGTCTATAAGAACAACTCTACCATTTAAAGTCCCTAAAGTTAAATCTCTTTCTATACCTTGTCCATCAGTATACTTCATATATGATATTAATTTTAAGTTCTCTAAATTAGTTGATACGGCTGAATGCATTATTGATATAGAAAACTTAGCTTTATTGTCTCCTAAAGCCTTTTGGATTGCTGTATTTAAAGTAGTTGCAGTAAATACTTGCTCTTCTTTATTTTTAGATGCTGTTATATCATAAGTATGTTCATTTACAAACTTTAAGTTTTCCTTACCTGTCATACTAAAGATACCTTTTAATATTGATAATAATGTAGCTTGATCTACATCATCCCAGTATTCAGCAACTTGATCTCCTACTTGCTCCATAAAATCTTTACCTCCAGTTATATCATAACTAAAGTCAGTTTCTACCCAAGCAGCCTGTCTTCCCACTACAACTCTACTATGACTAAAAGTTTTTAACTTTTGTGCTTCTGCTGATGTTTTTCCATCATAGTTTTGTGCTTTTCCTCCTATTCTTCCAGTTATAGGTATAGTTGCATAGTTTCCACCTACTTGTGCACTAAATAAATTAGCTATATCTTGTCTTTGTCTTATAGCTTTACTCTTTATAAGCTCATTTCTATTTAAGTTAGGTACTGTATTCATGTATTGTCCAAATACCTCACCATTAAATATTTTTTCATCAAAACTTGGCATTGTCATTCCTTCTTTCTTTTATTATTTTTTATTTATATTTATTTAAAGCTAACTTCCATATTTGGATTAGCATTTTTAGCTTGCATTAACTCACTTAGAGACTTTGTAGTTGCTCCATTATTACCTAAATTGGTACTCTTTGAAAATTGAATATTAGTATTTTGATTGGATTCTTCTGATTTAAATAAGAAACTTTTTGATTCTTTCAATCCAGTTACTTGTTCATCTAAGCCTGTAACCTTTCCATCTTCAGATAAAATAAGCTTAGATTTATCTATTAATCCAGTCACTAAATCAATATCTTGTGCTGAATCAGTTATAGCTAACTTAATAGCGTTAGTTAATTTTAAATCTTTAAGCTCTGCTTGATATTCTTCATCTTTCTTTTTATTATCATTTTGTAATTGTTCAATTTGCTGCTTTAAAGTAGCATTATCTCCAGCTGATTTCTTTAAAGTTTCTAATTGTGTATCTCTATCTTTAACATCTGTTTCAAGTTGTTTTTTAGCTTGCTTAACTTCATCAAATTTAGTCTTTTCAACATATTTAGAACCATCAACTAAATCTATATCCTTATATTTACTCTTTATATCCTCAGGTAACGTATTATAGTTATCTCCTAATATTTCACTTAACTTTGCCATCTATAGTCATTCCTTTCTTAATTAAATTTTTGCATAATAAAAGCACCTACCATTTTTTATTAATAAGTGCTTAATTATTATTGTATATATTGTCATACATCCTTTGGACTCTTCTTCCAAAGTCATTTAGGTAATAATCTTCTATATTTTCGTTTAATTCTATTCCTTCAGACATTATAACTTCATTTAATTTTAATAAAAGTATATTTACATCATCTGTAGATAAAAGCTCATCTGAATTTGAAAATTTTTCTTTTATGAAATCTTTCTCTTCTTTATTTAAATTTATCATTTTTACTTACCGCCTTTTTTCCTTATTGGGTTTGTCTGAATTAAAGTTCCCGTGTCTGGATTTATACTAACTCCACACTTATCTCCCGTCAATAAAATACTTTTAAAAACACCTTGTCTGACTTGTACTTCTCCTATTTGAATAGGATTTATTAACGAATCTATAACATCATCTAACTTAACACCTTTTCTCTTTCCAGTTTGTATATAGTTGCTATCTTCAAACTCCCCAATAACTCTATCAATAAAATGTGTTGAATAGTTATTTATAATTATACCATTTTTTGTAGTAATTCCAACTATATCTCTTTCAATTCTAAAAGCTATTTCTTTATAACAGTCATAACCTGTCAATACTGGAATATCTCCTTTTTTCACAGCATTTATATAACCATTCAAAAGCTTATATTCTCTAGGATTTGTTCGCTCTAACTTATCAAATTCTTTTTCACTTCTAGGTGGATTTACTACTCCTAAATTCTTAAGACTTTGAACAAATACCTTATTAGATGCCCAAACAGCCTTTTGAGATATACTTTTATTGAATTTATATACTTGAAGTCTATCCTTTTCTATAGGTATATTAGCAGCCTTACTAAATTCTCTATAATACTTCTCTTGTTGTTTAAGTTTAATACTAGTATTAGTAAATTCCTCTGTAAGTCCAGCAGCCTTATATCCTATTAGCTGAGTTTTAGTTTTTCTTATATTTCTTTCAATAAGTCTTTGATGTTGACTTGCTTCATAATAAGTATATTCTGTCCCATTATAAGTAAATGGCGGTGGATCTATATTCTCTAAATCTTCATCTGTATATGCTCTTTTACTTATTCCTGGAATAAAAGGGTAGAAACTATGTCTACAGTTCCATCCTCCAAGTCCTGGACCTGTACCATAGCCTGTGCTTTCTATAAAAGGAGGATATTCTTTACTGTTTCCACTATAACAAAATACTTTACCTTGCCATAATGCATGACTTTGCCTTGATCCAATGTGCGCTGTAGTTTCTACAAAGTCATTTCCAGTCTCTTTCATTCCTTCTAAAGTTAACTTTTGTGACATTTGATTAGATCCAGTTAAAACAGCTCTTCTAACAGCAACATCTATTCTATTTGCAACTCCACTTTCATAATCAACACTTCTTATACCACTTTCACATAATCTATTTACAGCTTGTTTAATAGCTGTATTATAATTTGTTGATCCTGATTTAATTTGCATAACAGCTAAATCCATTGCATCATGATAGTATTTAGCTATAGGTTTATATACTACTTTTCCATTAACTTTCTGTGCAAATCCCATAGATTGAGTTAAGTTATATAGATCTCCTGAAGTTTGTTTTATAGCAGATTCTATTATATTGGCTAATGCTACATTTTCAGTTACTTTAACAGTATTTAATCCAGCAGCACTATATAATTCATTTTCTTTTGCAATAGAATATAAACTAATATCATTAAATATTTCATTTACCTTTTCTTCAGTCATATCTGATATTTCTTTAATCTTTTCTTTTATGAGATTAAGTGATATACCTATCTCATTTGCTCTTATAGTCTCTAGCTTAGCACTATCTGTTAAATTACCAACCTTAGCAATCCTTCTGGCTATATCGGAGATTATAAAGTCTTCTAATTCCTGATATAAATTAATAAACCTTTCAGGTATAGACTTTAATTCTTTTGGAGTTAATGCCATACTATTCCTCTAGATTATCGAAAGGAGATTTAGTTTTTATGCTATCTTCAATATCAGGCATCATTTTTAATGCTTCTTCTTCAGATACTCCATATTTCTTAGCTAAATATATCTCAGGTCTTAATATACCAGCTGCAACATCATTTCGCATTGATTCTAATTCACTATCTTTATCAAGTACAAGTGAATCATCCCAATCAAAACTAACATCTTTATCTATATCTATAGGACTTACATTTAACTTATATAAAGTTGCTAAATCATTCATACTCACTATTAAGTCTTTAAGAGCTTTTTCTAGAGATTTCTGTATATCTTTAACAGTTGAATAACTTCTTTGCCTAGATGTCTTTATCTCTGTTGCTGTCTTAGATACATCATTAATATCACTTAAAGTCCCATAAGCAAGTCCACAATTAAACTCAACCTTTCTTAATATATTATTAAGTCCATTAAATAAATTACTATCCCTTATATCGGGACTAAATGTATCTAAATTTCTTTTTCCTTCTCTGTCTTCCCAAGGAAATACTCTATATAATCTTTCTTTACCTTTTGGGAGTTCATATGTACCATCTTCTTTTCTTACAAATAAGCTTTCAGATGCATTTATAGCTATTTCTGTTGCTTCATATTCCCATAATATCCGAGAATATTGTTTATCTGCTTCCTTTATTAAATCACTGGCTTTAGCATAACATGATACACCTAAAGGACTATTAACATCTATAGCATTAGCCTGTGGTATCTTAAAATAACTAAATAAAGGTCTTGTGATATTATTTATTGTTATCTCTTCTTGTAATTGACTCCATTCTGGAACACTTGCTAATATAGTTCTTTTCCCTAGACTATTGTCTTTTACAAGGTTACTTTTTACATATGCTATGTTCTTTATAGTGTAATTACCTTCTTTAAAATCATGATACTCTAATCTAGTATACTTTTTATCACCAATAATTTTATACTCTAAAAAAACTGCTGCTGTAATTTCTCCTATAGCATTATATGAAATAGGTAAAAAGTTATCTTGGTGAATAAGATCTATCTCTATATTTTTTCCATTAAAATAGGGCTTAAATATTAATCCACCTTTAGCACATGCATATTCTGTATTAATTCTTAATACATCTATTAGCTCTTGATAGATTTCATTTAAACCCTCATTATTATTTATTTCACTTTTAAATTCTATAGTAGTCAGTCTTGCTAACTCATTAGCTATAGCTCCAGGAATACCTAATGGAACTACTTCATCATTAATCCAAGGGGGACTATTATTATACATATTGCTCCATAAGTTAATCGCATTGGCCATATTATCATTCATTGCAATTTCTATATTTAATTCTTTAGCAATATCAATTCTATTTAACATGTTATAAACCACCCCCTTAATCATTTTTTTTAACTTTGAGAACATAAATAAATACCTCTTTTTAATTTTCATTAGTAAAATAACACATTAAAGTTTTGTGTTAAATAAATTGTATTTTCATTTATTTATTTAATCAAAATGTATATTTTAGTTTATTTACATTGATTTTAACTAACTTTATTTATTTAATTTTCATATTTAGCTTAAATTTAACAAATTTAATCCTTTAATAAAAATACTAATAAACGTTGAAATTTAAACATTTTACTTAAATATACTTTTCAACTATACCTAAAATACATATTTAGTGGATAGTTAAATTTTACCTTTGTATAAATACATCTAATAAACGTCTTATATCTCTTTCAAAACTATATTCAAAAGCATCTAGAGTATCTATATCAGATGTACCATCGTCTAGCCTTTCATTTTTAAGTTCCTTTGGGTTCCATATAGCTGAACATAAAGCATCTTTAAGCGTTTCACAATCTTCAGTATACTTAAACCTACCTTGAGCTATTAACTTTGAAGTAGCATTTATCCTGTCATTAACACTAGTTTTCCATGCATCAGTAACTCTTATATTTAATCCTTCTTTTATAGCTGTATTTCTTAAACCTCTTATTAACACTTGCTCTGCACTATCACAGTAAGCAACTTCTGCAAAACCATATTTATGATTTATTTTCTTTACAAAGTTAGTAAATAGTTCCCCTAGTTTTTCAGGATCTATATCATCACCAAAATGTCGTTCACTTGCTAATGTTATTAATTCTTTATATCCAGCAGTAATACCAGTCGCTACAAATGCATGCCCTGACTTATTACCTCCAAAGTCTACAGCTATTGTAATCTTAATTAAATTGGCAATTTCTCTATTAGAGATAATATATTTCTTTGTATCATTAGCAAACTGTCTATATATAAGACCTTCTGCAATACATCTTTTTCCTAATATATCTCTTTGATACCATATAGATGTTTTATCATACTGACTTTTAATCTCTTCTTTTCTTTCATCTGGGATATTAATATTATCATCTATAGTAAAATGTTGATAATTATATCCACCTTTTAAAGTTCCTTCTTCATACTTTTTCTTATAATTATCTATATACTCTTTATATATAGGTGCATTTGGATTATCAGGGTTAAGGTCCCAAAATATCTTTCTTTTCTTAGCAGCTATAGTTCTGTTGAATACTTCTTTAATAGTATTATCATGATGTAAATTTATTTCAGTTGCTATCCACATTCCATAAGAGTTACCCCTTATCTTTTTATAACTATCAGCCTTTGCCCCACCAGCAAATATAACTATCCTTTGTTTATTATTTGTTGCTGGACCTTTAATATAAAGACATTCATTACCTTTAAACTTTCCCCAATGACTTTGACCTCTAAATATGTACTCTAGTCCAAATCCATTAGCATCACCTATATTTAACTTAGCATTAGCACTTGTTGAACCACTTGCTAAATGTATTCTATCCTGTGTATTCTTTAACTCATGTGCAAAGGCAAATACATTGTCTACGGTTTTACCAGCTCTTACGGCTCCTTCTGCAAAATTATATGTATTATTAGCACAAGCTCTTATATAATCTTTATGCTTTTCTGAGAAATTAAAATTAATAGTTTTCTTTTTCTTAATTGCCATATATTTCACTCTCTATATCGCTAGTATCTTCTATTTCTTGATTATCACCAGTAAGTTTATTAGTTTGAGCTTTTATAAGATCTAGTCTAGCTTTTTGTTCTTCTGTAATTAAATCCCAGTTGGAATTAACCATAGACTCATATTGTTTAATTAAACTCCTTAATTCTCCCATAGCTCTACTTTGAGCATTTAAGAATGTTGCTTGTCTATCCCAAGCAAATTGGAACTCATATTCTATCTTTTGGCCATATTCACTAGTTTCTTCCTTCTTAAGTTCCTTTATCATTTCTTCTTTATTTTTAACATACATAATACGTTGAGCTCTTATTATTGCTGCATATTGAATTGTTATTTGCTCCCAAAGTATGTCTAATTGATTTTTCTCTGATATTTCTTTCATTAAATCCAATGTTTCTTCTGGCAGGTACTTAGAGAAAAAACCAAACTTTTCAGCATTTTTATTTTCTTTGGGAGCTCCATGTCCAACTGAATTTTTATTATTAAAGGGTGCACCCCTTTTATTTTTAGGTGCACCCTTATTTCGTTTCTCTTCTGCCCATTTATAACGTTTTATCCATGATTTTAAAGTGTTTATGCTAATATTATATTTATCACATATTTCCTTTTGTTTAAGTCCTTTGAGATAGTCTTTTTTTATTTCAACTTTTATTTCATTCATACCACCACCTCGCTTGTTTTGTTTGTTTTGAAAAGTAAAAAAGAACCCTATTTCTAGAGTTCTTTTATTGGTTTTCAACTATTTGTTCTAATAATCTTATTATCTTATCTAGTTTTTCATTAGTTGATGATGTATTTGTATCGACATAAGACGCTTGACTAGCTGCATCATCAGTTTTCTTTTCTATCTCCGTTGCTATATTTATTAACTTTTTTAAATCATGCTTTAATTCATATTCCATAATTGAACACCCCTTTCAAGTATAAAATACTACTTAAAACGAGGATTTCCTTCTTTTCCCTTTAAATTCGTCAAGTTTAATCTATTTAACCTATATCTCTTAATTTTTTATTATTCTCTTGTTGGGTTAATTAACTCTATATAAAGGTATGCAAACGCCTTTTGTTTCACTGTAAACTTAGCAATGACATCTACTTTTTCTAATCTAAATTATGCAGATCAGAAAAACAGCTATAGGTATTAAAAATAAAATTATATACCATATATATTCTAATGCTCCTTTTACAACTTCTACAGGTACATTAATTTCAGATAAATAACCCTTAACAACTTCGATTTTATCTTCATTATTTTCTTTATTGCTATTCTTTTTTTGTGTTTTAGTAAAAATATTTACTTCATGTAATCGAGCTAATTGTCTAACGGTATTAAAAAAATCTACATCAGATCTTCTTTCTGTTTTGTCTGTTAATTCATTATAGATTTTAATACATTCATCAAGTTCTTCAGTATCCAGCTTTCTTTTTAAGTTCTTTAGTTCATTCAACGAACTTTCTATATTATAAATTCTAATATTATAATTTGAATTGTTATTAACAAGAGAATATGCCAATACTATTACAGATAATATTATTCCAAAATATTCAGCCAAGCTAGAACTAAATTTATCAGGGAAATACTTAGAAGTTAGCGGACTTATAATAAGAAATATACTATAGTAAATTAAGGTAAAATTCGAAACCTTTGACCTTCTACTTAATCTTTTTATCATATTTGCATAGTTACTTTGAGTTGTATCCATTATTTTTTTCCACTTATCTTTATCATATTTCCTTCCTGAATTTGTATTATTATATTCATTAGAATCAGCTACAATTGAAATTTTGCTCATAATAACCTCCTTTCTACAAATTATTAATTATACCGGATTTTTACATTTTTTTCAAAATATATATTATATATAGCCATCTTAATTAAATCAGTATGGTTATTATGAGATTTTTCATTAACCCTTTTACGCAAAATAAAAAAGCCAGATGAGAAAGTCCTGACTTTTTTAAATGGATAAGTTGTTGTTACTAACTAATAAATGTAAGTAGTTTATACTCCATACCTCTACAGAGTGCTCTTAAGAGCCGTAAAGTTATATTGGTGAGAATTAAAGGAATCGAACCTTCTATCATCTAAATTAGATATTTTACCATTAAACTATATTCTCACGTTGCTAGGATAATTATTATACCCTAGCAATTATATAAAAAGGGGTATTGGGGAATAAGAAATTATGTTATCTTCAATTTCCTATACTACTATATTACCACCTTTTTATTTGTAAAAAATCTTCACTTTGTAGTTAAAATGTAGTCAAAGTGTTGGGTTTCATATCATATTCATTGAATAATGGTAATTCTTCATAATTAGGATATAGCATCCCCATAACTTTATAAACTAATCTTTCTCTAATCTTATAGCAATGACTGCGATCCATATGTAATTTTATACTTATATACTTCATGTTATTTTTGCTTTTACTGTTATAGAATAATTTAAAGAAATTAGTTTCATTGTGGTCTAAGCAGCTTAATGAGTTTTCTATCTTCTCTTTCTCTATTTCTTTTTCTAGCTTACTTTGCATCAACTTAGCTATTTTCTTTTCTTTAGCTATAACCTCTTTTTCAACACTCCTAGAAATATTATAGGTTACACCTGTTCTTTCATCATAACTTATGGCTCCACAACCTCTATATTCCAGTTTTTCTTTCTTTATATCTAATTCTATATTACTTATTTGAGCTTCCAAAAACTTATAATTATGTAATCTTCCTTCTACCTTTTTAAATAGTTCTTTTTTTTCCATAAGCAGTCACTTCCTATTTCGTTTTAACTTATAATATCTTTCATTTCCTCTAGACATTTTTCACATATTAAAATATTTTTTACATTTTTTAAATCTTCTTTGGATCCACATAAAATACATGAATCATTATGTTTTTTTACTGTAATAGCTCCATTTTCACATACTATTTCAACAGGCTCATTTTCCTTTATATTTAACATTTTTCTAAACTCTTTTGGTATTACAACCCTTCCTAATGAGTCTATATTTCTTATAATTCCTTTATTTGTTTTGCCATTCATACTATCACCCTCCACATATTTCTAATGCTTAAAATTATATAAGTAATCATTATACATATATTTCCTTAAATTTTGCTTAAGTTTAAGTAAGCTTTAAATTTCTTGTATTGTCACCTCTACCCTAGGCTTATCTGAAAAATACTTAGAAGCTATTAATTCAACTATTTGAGTATCATCTTTGTAAGCAACTTCATTTAAAGCATCACATATTACCTTTATAACATTGTCTGCATCAGGCTTTATATTGTGAGGTCTAATTTCTCCATTTAGCTTAGCCTGTTTTTTCTTTTTACTGTCACTTTTAGCTATTGGATAAAAACAATTTATAGCTATCTTTATAGGTCCTTCAAAATATGTTTTGACCTGTGCTCTATACAATAACTTAATATAATTTTCATACATAACAGTTTGTTCTGGTGTTTTTATCCTTCCATAACTTAATCTTGGTCTTCCTTTACCTTGTGGCTTCCCATCTATCGTAAAATTAGCTTTCATGCCTTCAATCTCCTAAAATAAACTTGTTTGTTCTTTTCTGTGTTTATGTTAATTATAAATATCAAATCTATTAAAACTATTCCTCCTTATTACCACCTTTAATCCCCCAAGCACTCATTATTTTATCTGCACTTTCTGGAAACTTTACTTTTCCATTGATTTCTAATCCACATATGCACTGTACCAATGCCATATAATTTGGATATGTTTTATAGTCACTTGGTTTAAAGAACGTTTCTTTTACACTTGGTATACTAGCTTCTTTTTTCATAGTATCAACTCTCCATAAATTTAGGATTTAAATAGTTCTCTTTCATCTTATTAAAATAAACTTCTCTTATTTCTTCCATATCAAATCCTAATGAATATACAAGCTCTACATACTTAACTATTAAAGTGTCTAGCTTATGCTTACCAAACATCTTTCTCCATGGTAATGTAGTTATTTTATAAGCTATATAAATAAACTGGTTCTCTAAACTTGTTGTTTGTGTTTCTTCAACTGAAGCAATTAAATCTATATCTAATTCATTTGCTAAATTACCTAAATGACTTAACAAATCTGCTAATTCTTCTTTTATTCTATCTGGATTTGCAGGTGACCTATCCCACCACTTATGTATCTTAGTTTCATTTAATACTTCTACTAGTTCACTTAATAAAGCTAATGTAAGCCACATAGGAACTTCAAATTTGCTTTCTTGATACTTTATTCCTTCAACATTTCTCAAGTAGTCTAAAAACTTTTCTTGCTCTTTTTTCACATAGTTTAAATTTATAATTTTAGTCATTTCTATTTCCCCTTAAATTTAAAATCTTTGTTTCGTGTAAAAATGTATCTATGTTTATATTTATATTTATGTTGTATATAAAATCCAACTCCAGCAGGATTAAGTCCAAAGTTTTGTGCTGCTTCTTTCCCACTTTGAAACTTATGTAGTTCACCTGTTTCTATATCAAATACATAAGTTTCTTTACATCCATTTTTATTTCCAGCTCTTTTTTTATTAGATTTTTTCTTTTGATCTCTTCTATTTTGTAATGCAATCTTTCTAATACACTCATCTACTGATAATCCTGTTACTATGCAAGCTAGTAGTGCCATATAATTATCAGTAAAATCAAAATCACACATATTGGAGTATTTCACTCTACTCACCTCTATTTAAATTTTCCTATTTGACTTTCTATAAGCATTTGTTCTAATTCATCTGATCCATATTTATCAAAGTGTTGATTTATATTATGAAATCGAGTTTTTACACCAGGTATAGAATTCTTATTTTTGTCAATAATAGGTTTGTAATCCTCTTGGATAGCTTTTAGTAAATAACCTACAATGTTTTTAACGTTTGGGGTATTGTTTACTAAATCAAGCTTTTCAATTAAATACTCAATATCTCTCCCAGTAGCTAAGTAAACATTAGCTACTTTTTTTATGTCTTCATCTTCTAAACTAAATCTTTTATTAATTTCTTCAACAACATTAACCAAACTTACTTTTTTATTATTGTGTTTGTTATTATTATTGTTATTGTTATTATGTTTGTTATTGTTATTCCCCTCGTCACGTTCTCCGTCACGTAACTCGTCACGTACATCCTCTAGAAAACTTATAAATATCTCCTTAATTTTCTTATTTTCAATTCTCTCACCAACTATTTTTATAAGAGACTTATCTTTAACTGATGTAAGTTCTTTCTTTACACAATTTTCAATCGGAGTTCCTGCTCTCGGGAAGTTATATCTACCCCAGTTTATAATTGCAAGCTCTCTAGTTTCTTTATTATATATAATAGTTTTATGATGATTTTCAAATCTATCCATAAGTGCATTTATACTTTCTATTGAATATCCAAGTTCAAATGCCATTTGTTTTTTAGTTATCTGATATATACCTATTTGCGTTGTTTTTGGATTGGTTATTAAATATAAAAAAAATAATTTATCTTCTGGAGTCATTTCTTCTATAACTTTTGGATCTTGCCAAAACGTAACATGTACAGGTCTGTATATAGCCATCCATATCACCCACTTTGCTATCATTTTAATGTTAGAAGTAAGAGCTTATAATAATTCTCTTACTCCTTTTTGTTATTAGTTCGTTTCTACAGATGTTTTTCCATCTTCATCTTCTTTTATCTCAAAATTAGCTTCTATAGACTCAGTTTCATCAAATACCAAACTCATATCTTGATCTAGTTTTGTCTTAACTGTTTCATCTGAACTAACTGCTCTTTGCATTTCTATGCTTAATGGAGCATATTTTAAAAGTTGTTTTATAACTGTTTTCTTTGCCATTGCATCAAAGTCAGTTTGCCAAGGTCCATTATTAAATGTTTTACTCTTGTTCTTAGCATGAGTTAATATTTCATCCTTTGTCATGAATATAAAACTATGACCGCCAGTATCTAAATGGTAAACTGCATAGTATCCTATGACTTCGCCCCTATCACCTTTTAGTTCTGGTTCATGTATTAAGTCTTGATGTAGTCCATACTTAACCTCAAACTTGTCATTTTCTCTTACTTCATGTGCATATAAAGTTTTTATCTTACCACTTCTTAGTGCTAATTCTAGTAACCCTTTGTATCCAACTTGAAATTGAACCTTATTTCCATATGGTATTAAGTAAGCTTGTCCTAAAGGTGTATTTGGCTCTAAACCTAATTGTGCTGAATCCATCATTGCAGCTAAGAAACTCATAGGCTCACAACTTAAAAATTTAGGATTACTCCCAAAAGCAGTTAATGCTACCCTTTGGAATCTCTCACTTGACATATGTTCTGGTAAAGCTTTCTTTATTTGGCCTGCCATTTGTGTCATTAACTGTTCCATTGCTTTATTTGGACTAACCTTCTTTACTGTTGTTGATCCTGTAGCTTTATTTGCTAATTTATTTTTTAAATCACTCATTTCATCTACCATCCCTTTTCTAATTTATTTTCCTATTCTAAAAGTTCTTGAAGTACTTGTTTTAGTATATTGTGCTGCTATATCTGGCATTTCAGATTTAAGCTTTTTACTATCTATTGAATTTCTACTTGAAGTTTTCCAAGTTATTTTTCTATCACCTATTTTGGCAACTTCAAACTCCTCCATATGAAGTTGTATTTCCTGTTCTATCAATTTCTTTTCAGTTTCTAAGGCTTTTATATATGTGACTATCTCGTCATATCTTAAAAGCTTTTGAGGACCATCTTTTAATAAATGAAGTTCTATTTCTTGTCCATTTGACTTTTTATACTTTTCTTTTAAATATTCTGAATAAGCATCTGATCCATCTGGTAAAGGAACTATGTCTTTTAATATGTTCTCTTCCCAAAACTCTTTTTCTATTTGCATGAGATAATCTATTGTTTCTTGATCTCTTTCTATCTTGTGCCATATAAAATCACTATTGCCTATTAAAGCTGCTATATAGCAATGTGTTGCTCCTGTTATGGCCATATAGTGTAAACATTGTATTTCATAATGTGGAGGTACTCCATCTTGCCATTCTTTAAGTGCAAATGAATTAGTTGTCTTACACTCCAAGAATGCTTTTTCTCCTACTATAGCTCTATCTATATTAGCTAGTGCAAATGGATATTTTTCATTTTTAAGTATTCCATTTACATTTCTTACTTTTAGTCCAGTTTCTTCTGTAAATAATTCAGCAACTAATCCTTCTAACCTGTTACCTAACTCCATTCGCAATGATTTAATCTCTTGTGGATTCTCTTCTTTCTTATCCATATAAAGTTGGATTGAGCTTTTCCAAGGGTTTAATCCTGCTATTGCAGATGCATCACTTCCACCTATTCCTGCTTGTCTACTTTTTAGCCACTCTTCTTTTGACATAGCTTTTGTATCTGCTATAACCTTTGCATCTAAATATTTTCTGAACTTTTCATCTTGAGATAGTATTGCAACTTCGCTCATAATATGTTATCCTCCTATTAGTTTTTAGTGATTTGTAAGAACTCATTTTAAGTTTGGTCGCTTATGAGTTCTTACTTTTTTTATACAATTTGTTTATTCTCCATATCTCTTTTTTCAAGCATTTCACTTGACCATGTAACTTTTCTTTTAAGTATCTCTATCTCTGCATCTTTATAATTTAATAAATCATCTAATGCCCTAATTACACTGTTATTTTCTTTAATTGTATTTTCTAATTTAAATTTTTTATCTTCTAGCCTCTTTATATCAACTAAAAGACCCTCTTGATATCTGTTATATCTCTTTCTTGATACCGGTATTAAGTTATTTAAAAATTTAAACATATTCAATGCCTCCTATGCTTGTCCTAATTTATTTAAACTCAAGAGCTTAAGCCCTTTGAGCATAATATTATTTCTTAATCTCTAACTTGCCTTCTTTGTATAATCTTTTAGCTATTTTATAGTTAACCCTTGCAATTCTATCAAGTATAGCTTGAATTTCTTCTTCTGTTTGCTTTCTCCCAAGTCTTACTTCTGGAGAGATTATTTCAATAATTCCATGCTCTGTTTCTGCAATAGTTCCATATTCTGTTTCTCTTCTTTTAGTAGCCATAATTTCAACCTCCCTATATATAAATCATATGAATTTCTAAAATTGTCCTATTCTTCTATTAGTTCTTCAATTTCAATTTTTGATATAGATTCTATCTTCCCTAATATTCCATTCTACGCAAACTCCACTTGGCTATTTATCATACTTATTTGTTCATTTAATGATATTGTTAAGTTATATCTTTCAACTATATCAAGAGCTTCACTTAAGTATTTTCTCTTTATTGCCTTATAACTGTTAACATCAAACTCCCTTTTTAATTGTCTATGTATATCACTGTATACCTTCGCTCTTATTGACTTGTTGTTATATGCTTTGCTTCCATGACCACCAAGCACTCTACTTCCTACTCTCTTAACTGCTTTTGATATTTCTTCACACTCAACTGTAAAAAGTGGTATATCCTCTTTAAAATCTTTTAAATCTTCTTTTACTTCCTCGATTTTCTGTCCTTGCTCTTCAAGTGCTTCATACTGTAGTTTTAATAACTCCATAGGACTTAATATTTTAGCTGGTTCTTTTAATTTATTTTCTAATGCTTCTATGTATTGTTGTGTTTTATATCTAACTAATGCACTCTCTTTATTTAACATCTGCATTATTCCTGCTTTATTCATTTTGTAACATGGATTTGTCTTCCCATTTTCTGCTATATATGAGTAGGGCTGAAAATTCTGCTCTACTTCAACACCAGCATTTTTTAGTTTTTTAATCTCATTCCTTATACTGGCCATAAAAGTTTTATGTTGTAATATAACTTCGCTTCCTTCTTCTTCTCTAAAATTGTTTATTAATTCCACAATCTCTAAGCTTGTCATTGTTACTATTTCTTCATTTGTCATTTTTATTATTCCATTCATACTATTCCTCCTTATTTAGTGTCTTTTAAGACACTAAATCATTAAAAAAAATTTCTATCGCATTTTCTTTTTTTAAATCTAATATACCTATCAATCTAGCTATTTCACTTCTCGTAAATTCACTCTTACCATTCAGTTTTCTATATAATGAAGTCCTGCTAATACCTAAATCATTTGCTATTGTAGGTATTCTTTTACCTTTCAATACTATTTTAGATTTTAAAAGATTTATATTCATTATTTCACCTCCGTGTCCTTTAAGACACTTTAAGTATATATCCATTTTTTTATACTGTCAATACTTAAAAGACACTTTTTTTAAGTATTTTTCATTTTTGTTGCATAAAAGACACTTTTTCTATATAATTTATTCTTGAAAGGATGTGAAGTTCTTGGAAATTAAAGACTTAATAAAATTAAGAAGGCAAGAGCTTGGATTAACCTATGAAGAATTAGGTAAATTAATAGGCGTTGGTAAAAGTACTGTAAGAAAATGGGAGACTGGAATGATAGAAAATATGCGAAGAGATAATATAGTTTCTTTATCTAAAGCTTTAAATATATCTCCTTCTGTTCTTATGGGTTGGGAAGAAATAGATGAAAAAAAAGAGTTTAATAAAACTGAAAATACTATATCTATTAAAGAACGTAAATTACTAAATAGTTTTAATAATCTTAATGAAACTGGGAAAGATGAAGCAATTAAAAGAGTTTCTGAATTAACTCTTATTCCATCTTACATAAAAGAACAGCCAGCCTCTGACATAAAAACAATCGCTGCTCACAATGACCATTTAACTGAGCATGGTGAAATGGATAAAATTATGCAAGACATAGAAGATATGGATAATTGGTAAAAGCTAGGTGAATTATGTGAATATATATGAGGAATTACAACAAGAGGCATATGAGAATAATATAATTTTAAAAGAGGTTGCTCTTAAATCTAATTCTGATGGGTTATATTATGATGGGAAAATTGCTATTAATAAAAATAGATTAACTTCAAATAAAGAAAAAGCTTGTGTATTAGCTGAAGAACTAGCTCATCACTATACAAGCTATGGAAATATATTAGATTTAGATGATATATCAAATTGTAAACAGGAATATAAAGCTAGATTAGTTTCTTATGACAAATTAATTGGATTGAATGGACTTATTGATGCATGGAAAAACCGTTGCAGATCTAAAGAAGAAATAGCTGAGTTTTTAGATATTACTATTCCGTTTTTAGATGAAGCTCTTGAATGTTATAAAAATAAATATGGAGTATCTGCTCAAGTAGATAACTACAATGTATCATTTTCTCCTAACTTTAGAATAATTGAATTAATAGATATAAAATAAAAAACTAAAATGTATATTATCTACAATGAATATAATTATAAAATAATATATTTAATTCAATTTAATTTCGAATTATAATAAAAAAAGACTAGTTTACTAGTCTTTTTTTATTATATAAAAATTTCTAATAAGTCATCTACTCTTATTTTCTCAATACTTCTACAATTTATCCTTATACTAGTTAAATAATTATGATTAATTTTCAATTATCATTTTTAAAATGTGTTTATTTTCTTCATAATCATGTCTATTTAATAAATTATATTTTTCATTGTTAAGTTCAATGAGATTATCAAATTTAACATCTTTAAATTTAGATTTATCAAACCCTAGTGAAGACACTATAATCTGAGTATCTGAAATATTATTTTCAAAAATATATTTAAATATTAAAACTTTTTTATTTCCTTCAATCTCCCTATTATTAGGGCTATCTATTATAAGAGGAAACCTTATTGAGTCTCTATTAAATTCATACTTTAATTTTAATAAGTTAACATGCCAAAATACTGTACTGGCAGGTAGATTTCCCCCTTCTCCTCTAAATTTTGTATCAATTGACTTAAAGCTATCATTATGTACTTCTTTTATATCAAAATACTCTTTAGAATTCTTCATTAATTCATAATATCTTTTTTTAATTTTTGATTTTTTATTATTATATGAATTTATTATACTTTTACTTTCTTTAATTTTTTCTTTGCATCTATCTACTACATTACTTAACTCAGCAAATTCTATAATTAATTCATTTCTTGTATTCTGATAACCTTTATACTTCAATATATCATCAACATGTGATTCATTTAATTTTAATTTATTTTCATATCTTTTCAAAGACTCTAATATTTTCTTATAGTCTTCCTCACAACTTTCTATTTTTCTATCACATCGTAATATTTCTGAATCAATCTCATCTTTTTCTATTATTAATTCTTCAAGAGTCATCGTTTTTTCTATCTTTTCATTTATATTTATATCAGTATCAAGTAATTTTTGATTCCAATCTTTTTCTAAATCTTCAATTTCTTTAATACTTTCCTTTAACTCTAATCTAGTATTTCTTAAATTGATTAATAAATTTTTTGTTTTTTGTAGTTTTGTAATTATTTTTTCATACTCATTATCATTTTCATCTAATTCAATATTTAATATTTCAATATTATTTGGGGCATTATATCCTTTTAAATACGCATTTAATTTTTCTTTCAGCAAATTTACTAATTTTTTTTCTGACTCACATCTTTTTATTTCAGATTTCAAAGTTACAATATCTGATTGAGCTTTATAATATTCATCATTATAAATTCCAAAGTGTGTATATAATAAAGTTGATCTAAAATAAGGAAACTGAGTTAATGATTTAAACGAGCAAAAGTCTGCTCCATTCATTTTATCTTGATCTATATAGTTCAACAAATAACTATATGCCGGTGGTGCTATCTCTAATTCATCTTCCCTATTTTTTAGCATTACTTTAAAATCAAAAATATTACTCAAATACCAAGATAATTCAGATCTATTAATCGTAGAATATAGTCTGTTAAAGTCTTTATCAAATATTTTAAATAATGAATCCCTTCTATATATATAATATGTATTGTTATCTATTTCAAATTCTAACAGGTACGTTTTGCTAGTACTTGCCCACTCACTATTAAATTCCCCATCTGCTCCAAGAGTATGATAAATACTTCTTAAAATTGATGACTTCCCAACACTGTTTCCTTTTTCACTATCAGATGTAATTATATTAATTCCATATTTAAATTCAACTTTTTTAGCAAGTTTATTAGTACATTCAAATATATATAAGTTCTTAACAAATAAACTACTCATACTCACTCACCTCTAACTCTTTAAATATTTGTTCTTCACTTTTCTTAATTATAATAATCAAAAACACTAAGAACTCTGTATCATCCATTTCTATAAGTTTCTTTTTATAGAATTCTTCTCTTATTCTTTCTATTAATTCTTTGTCCGATAACTCACCAATTACAACTAAGTTGCTTTTTAAGTATCCATATATATCCTTTTCAAGTAATTGTAAATCTTTACTCTTTACTAACATAGATAAAACACTACGCCAAGCTTTATTATACTTGATACGTTCTCCTATAGTTGAACTATAGCTATTATTAATATATTCTTTTGCAGAACCTATATATCCACTATCTGTTTTTTTATATTGATTTATTATGTATTCTAATTGCTCATATGAAAAACCTTTATTTTTAATAACACTTTCATAATTCGATGACTTTAACTCATACTTTCCTTTTTTTAAAATATCAGATTTTAATATTTTATAAAGCACCCCTATATCCCTATAATCGCACTTTAGTTTATCTTCAAATAATTTTGTAAGCTCTCCTCTAATTTCGGCCTCAGGATCAATTAAATTCATATGTTCTCTTATAAAGTATATATCTTTTAAATTTATTTCAGTCAAATCAAGTTCACTTTTCATTCGTGCTTTTATTGTGTCGACAGAGTCTTCACAAATACTATTCAAAGATATCATATAACAATCAGAATATAATTTATTCGAGTTATCCTTTAAAGGAGTGTTAGAAACTATATAAAGTTTTGTATTTTTATTTTCAATTGAATCTACATATTTAAGTAAGCATAAATTTCCCAAAATAGAATTCTTTTTCTTTTTTTCTTTTTTAGTAAGTTTATCTATAGTATATGCCCCACTTTTTATATCAGTTTTAACTTGATAAAATTCATATTTTCCATCAAAGTGAAATTCTACATCACAAGCTTGATCAAAAACTGCTATAAATTTCTTATCTTCGATAAAGAGGCTTATCATTTTTTTTAACCCCCAAAGAAGTTCATAATCAAATCTACCTTTTGATCTAGCTCCAGATAAATCATGTGGTAATCTCATATAAGCTTCAGCATTATCCATTTATTTCACCGCCAATACCGTTAATATTAATTGTAATTGTTTTAATAAGCTATTCATAACTTTATTTATAAGCTAGTTATACATTCACAGTCTATTATACTAATTTTTCGACATATTTTAAACAAAATTATCAATAAATGGTAAAAAATGAATAAATAGATAATTTAAATTTTTATTAACTTCTATTTTAATATAGTATATTATTTAATATAATTATAGTTATACATTTGCGAACTTATGTTCTGTAAGTTTTATTATATATTATTTTAATGATTATATAAATATTAAGACATAACTTTATTTTTTAATTTATATTTTTTATTATTAAATGTAATTATTTTAAATAAAAAACATAATGTTTTGTATTTAGAAAGCTGATTTTTTATTGAAAGGCGGTATTGAAATTGAAAACTTGTATTTACTTAAGAAAATCTCGCTCAGATGAAGAAGCTGAAAACCAAGGTGAATTTGAAACATTAAGTAGACATAGATCTACTCTATTAAAAGTAGCAAAAGAACAAAATTTAAATATAGTAGAAATAAAAGAAGAACTAGTATCTGGTGAAAGCATTGCTTATAGACCTAAAATGTTAGAACTTTTAGAGGAAGTAAAAAATGGTTTCTACGGTTCTGTATTAGTTATGGATATAGATAGACTTGGTAGAGGTAATATGCAAGACCAAGGCCTTATACTTGAAACTTTTAAAAAGTCCAATACTAAAATTATAACACCTAGAAAAACATATGATTTAAATAATGAGTGGGATGAAGAATATTCTGAATTTGAAGCATTTATGGCTCGTAAAGAACTTAAGCTCATAACTAGACGTATGCAAAGAGGTAGAGTTAAAAGTGTTGAAGAAGGTAAATTCATAGCTAGTAAGCCCCCTTATGGTTATAAATTTGTATTTGATGAGTCTGGAAATAAATCTATGGTTATAGACGAAGATAAAGCAGAAGTTGTTAGAATGATATTTGATTTATATGTTAATAAACATTATGGTGGAGTTAAAATAGCAACTCACTTAAACTCTTTAGGTCTAAAAACCACTACAGGTAGAACTTGGTATGATAAAGGTGTTAGAGATATATTAAAAAATAAAACTTATGCAGGATATGTTGTATGGAATAAAGTTAAGAGAGGAAAAAATAGTTCTAAAACTAGACCTATAGATGAGCGTATTGAAGCCAAAGGAATTCATGAACCTATAATAGATGAATCTATATTTTTAGAAGCTCAAAGTTTATTTAAATCAAATTTCATACCTTCTACTAAACAGAATTCAACTATAACCAATCCTCTAGCTGGTTTAGTAGTTTGCTCTGAATGTGGTCATAAAATGATAGCTCAGCAATCGACTTATAAAAATAAAGAGATTGTTAAATTTGTTAAGTGCTTAAACTGTGGTAAAAATAGAGGTATCAGACTTGATATTTTAGAAAAAGATATAATCAATGAGCTTGCAGATTGGGTGGATGCTTATAATGTTTCAATTAAAGATTTAGATTCTAACGAGAACAAAAACCCAAATTTAGAATCTTACTACTCTATTATAAAATCACTCGAATCTGAATATCAAACCTTAATGAAACAAAAGGAAAATTTACATAACCTATTAGAACAAGGAATTTATGATGTAGATACATATTTAGATAGATCTAAGATTCTAACAGATAAAATTGATTTAAATAGATCTAGTTTATCTCAGGCTAAGAAAGATTTAGAAAATGAAAAAGAATCAGTGTTCTCTATAGCAGATATAATACCTCAAATCAAAAAAGTACTAGAATTATATTATCAAAGCAATGACATGCAAGAAAGAAATGAGTTGCTAAAAGAAGTTATTGATTACATAGACTATAGCAGAGAACCTAAAAAAAGAACTTCAAGATTTAATATCAAAATCTATCCAAGATTAATAAAAAATAAGTAA